GAGATGAGCGACCTTTTCATCATCATCGAAGCGTTCGGCGCAAAGCATGGCGTCACGTTTCACGACCGTCAGGAGCGAGCCGCATGAGCCTCCCCCTCACCGCCCCTAGCTCTGTCCGCCGCTCTAAAAAGCGTTGCGCGCAGTATGTCGAGACACACGAGCAGCTTCGGCGCGAAGTCGAGATTGCCCTCATGCGCCAGTCCGATGGCCTTGGAGCATGGCTTGCCGATGCCCTTGAGGCTGAGATGGACTGCTTTGATGTGGAGGCGGCGGCATGAGCCATTTTGCCACTGCACTGGCGATCATCGGTGTTGCATTCGCGGTCGCCTACTGTTCCGTTGAGGTGAACCGCAGCGGCCATGAAGCGAGGAAATTCGAAGCTGAGGCTTGCGAGCGCGCTGGAGGGCGCATGGTCCGCAATTGGGGCCAGCTCGTCTGCGAATACCCAGGGGCGCGCTGATGGGCTACGCTATCCGCCGTCACCCCGAAGCGTTCAGCCTCTCGCCTACCGACAAGAAGCGGCCGGCGAAGAAGGATGCGGGATACCTGTCATGGCTGCACGAGCTTCCGTGCCTCGTGACCGGAGCGCGCCCTGTCGAAGCCGCGCACGTCTCATATGCCGACCCTCGATATGGCAAGCGCGAACGCGGCAAAGGCGAGAAGGCCGACGATCGTTGGGCCATCCCGTTGAGCCGCGCAGAACATAACCGCCAGCACACCATGGACGAGCGAGCCTACTGGCAGTCCGTTGGCATAGACCCGCTTCAGGTTGCCTTGGCCCTCTACGGCGTCAAGGGCGACAACACCATGGCGGAAATCATCATCAAGAATGCGAGGAAGTCATGACCGCCCCCGCCCCGAATGACGACCTGGTGCGCGAAATCGAAGACGCCGAATGGTGGGAGCGAGGCGACGCCGAAGGCAACACCGTCGTCAGCATTGCGCCCGAAAGCCTCGCAGCGGCATACCGCGCCCAAGCCGAAAGGATTTCGGTGCTGGAGCGGGCGCTGGAGCCGTTCGCGAAGGAAGCACGGCTGTGGGCTGGTTACGACGAGGCCGAAATTCTCGTTGAGGGTTTTCCCAACGGCCCTGCAAGCATCATCACCGTTGGTGACCTTTACCGCGCCCGCACCACCCTCACAGGAGCCCGCTAATGGACAGCTTAGAACAGGCGCGGGAAGCGCTGATTTGGTATGAGAACAACGCGGCGGGCTGTCGCCTCATTCACAGCGGCGGCGATGCGCATCGCAACGCTCTTGCGGCAGACGGTGGAACTCGCGCCCGCGAAGCCCTCGCCGCCCTCTCCCGTCCGGTGGAGGGGGTGAAGGGGGAGCCGCGCGCATTTCTCGTGACGGGCATCAACGAAAGACATGGCCGTATCATCGACGCGCGCAAGTATGATCCCCGCCGCGATGATTTCTGGATGCCCGGCCAGAAAGAAAGACACACGGTCGAACCGCTGTTCCTCACCGCCCCGCCCGTCGCTGATAGCGAAGCCCCCTCCACTCCCGTAGATGGGGCGGGGGCGGAACCTGTCGCTTACGAGATATTCCGTAATGGCGTCTTTGAGGAAGTGTCTCGCATCGCCTTAAACGATGCCGACAAGCGCGCTGGCTACACGCAGAGGCCGCTCTACGCCGCGCCCCTCGCCAATCCAGAAGCCGAAGCACGGCTGCGGGAGCGGGTGGTGGAGTTGGAGCGCGAACAGAACTATCCGCTATTCCGCCAGCGGGCAAAAGAGCTTGTCGAACACTGGCAATCGCTCGACGAACCCGCCGAAGCCCGTCTCGCACAAGCCGAGCGGGGGCCAGCGGTGACGGAGGCCGTGGTTGAGACGGTCGGTGAGGAACTGTTCTCGCGCGGTCATACGAAAATCACAAAGCAGGATGTGCGAGCCGCCCTCGAAGCCGCCCTCCATCCCCAATCGGCGGCAGGGGAGGAAGGGAAATGACCCCAAACCAGTGGCAAACATTAGAAGCGCTGAACAACTGCACCGCTCCTTGGGACGCGAAACATCCCAGCAACCGGAATGTTTTGGCGGCGCTTGGGAGGTTGGGGCTTGCCGAAAAACAACTTGGTTACCCCGTAGGTTGGGTCATCACCGCCGCTGGCCGTCGCGCCCTTCAGGAGCGCCAGCCATGAAGACGGCAAGGGAGATAATCGCACGGGCCTACGACCGCGAGCAGGCGGCGCAGATGGGCGAACCGGACCCATGGCAGGACGGCACCGACCACCCCGAATGGGAAGGCAGTCTCGGATGCGCAGACGTGGCTATAGCCGCTCTCGCTGCCGAGGGGTTCAGCATCGTGGAGACAGGACTTGTCGAGCAAGCTTTCCGCGATGGCGTTGCCTACGGCACTGTCTGCGACGTAACCGATATCGATAAGGCATGGGAAACGTCTGCCGTTCGCGCCCGCTCTATAAGGAAGGGGAAGACAGAATGAGCCGCGTCTTCACACCTGCGACTCTTGCACAGCGCTGGGAATGCTCCGACAAGCATGTTCGCAATCTAATCATGGCCGGCGAATTGCCAGCGTTCCGCGTTGGCGGCAAATTGCTCCGCATCAAAGGCGCGGACGTGGAGGACTACGAATGCCGGAATGGCGTCTCACTCGACTCGACGGAGATTTCTGCGTCACCTGGGACGATCCCAGCATCAAGGCCGGAAGGCGACGTTATCGACTTCACACCTCAGACCCAAAAGAAGCAGCCGCGCGCGCCGCGTCTCGATACGCAGCTTTCACGCGCCCGACTGGCAAGACGGTAGCCGAGATATGGAAAGGCTACGTCGCGGACATGGAAGGCCGCGCCGTGGTCGGCACGATGAAGCACACATGGAAGGCGCTTCAGTTCCGGTTCGGGGGCTTGAACGGTGATGAGGTGTCGATTGCCGATTGCCGGGCACACACTGAGCAGCGGCGGCTTGACGGCATCAAGGATGGAACGATCCATACCGAACTAGGCCACCTGCGCATGGTTCTGCTATGGGCCGAAAAGCACCGTCTCATTGACCGAGCGCCAGCAATCGAACGGCCGGCGAAACCAGAACCGAAGCACGATTACCTGACACGCGAGGAGGCCAGGCGATTAGTCGATGCTTCGAAGGCCGCGCATGTGGCACTCGCCATTGAACTGATGCTGGCGACCGGCGCGCGTAATGAGGCTGCGCTGACGCTGACATGGGATCGCGTAGACATGGAGCGGCGCATCATCCAGCTTCGAAACCCGTTCGATAGGGCGAAGCGGAAAGGGCGCGCAACCGTGCCGATGAATGACAAGATCCACACGGCTATGGGAAAGGCCAAGAGGGGGGCTTTGACGCCATTCGTGGTCGAGTGGGCCGGAAGACCGGTCAAGTCGATCAAGCGCGGCCTGAAGGCGGCGGGCGCCGAGATAGGACGACCAGACGTGTCGCCCCACATGCTGCGTCATTCGGCGGCTGTATGGCTGGCCGAAGACGGGCATTCGATGAATGAGATTTCGCAGTACCTTGGTCATGACGACGTGAAGACGACCACGCGCGTCTATGCCAGGTTCTCGCCAACGCACCTTCGGAAGCTCGCTGACAGCCTCAATTTCTGAGGCTCAGGTTCGGGTAAACCTAGAGAGAAATATGTAAACACCAGCTAAGTGCTTGAAAGGATGGTGGGCGTGACAGGGATTGAACCTGTGACCCCTACGATGTCAACATTGCGCCCCTACCGGAAACCCGCGAAACCCCGGCAAATGGGCACTACGCCATGGCCCTGTGGAGAACGATGTTCCGCTTCTGTCCGGTTTGCAGGTTTGGTCGAACCTAGAGGGAACTACGCACGCATGCACATTAGACGCATCGAAACGAAAGGCACCCTCGTCCTCATCGCTGCCCTTATCGTAGCTCTATGGGCAGTGGGAGAGTGGGTGCTATCGTGGGGGCCTTGGCTTCTGAGTATGGCCGCGACGTTCGGCTTCATCGATACGCTCTAGAAGCTCATCCAGCCTGTGATTGATGCCCGAGGTGTTCTTGTCCGTCAGCGCATCCGCAATGCGCTTCACTTCTGCAATGAGACGATCCATCTGTTCCCGCTCGCCAAACCCCAAACCAATCCCCGCCAGGACGGCATCATTCGCTTTGGCTGGTGGCGTCGTCTGCCGAGACAGATATTTACCGGCCCCCGCCAGCAACAGGATAGCCCCGTAGATCGCGGCAATCCACAATTCAGGTGCAATGGTCATTCACGGCCACCCGCTTTTTATGGGTTTTGTCCGATGCGCCAGCTTCGCCCATCGCGCGGATGACGTTGTACGAGTCGAGGAACAGAAGGACGGGATAAACGGCGAGGCCCGTTGAGCCAGTGCCGGCCTGCGCCATCCCCAATGTGATCTGGAACCAGAAGAAGCAGGCCACGAAGGCAAAGAAAGCCCGCCAGTGCGGAGAGCGCCGCCAAGCCCCGTTGATGCATAGAACGATGAACCTTAGCCCGCCTGCGATAAGGCATAGCCACCCCCATGTCTCGGGGTCTGCCATCTGGGCAAGAACCTTGTAGGACGCGCCTTGAAACACGCCGGGGTTCAGCCAGATCACGACGGCCCAATTGATGAGAACAAGTGCCAACGCCCATTCGGACGCTCGCCCCGGAAATGTCTCTCGGAGCGAGTGCTTTATGTGGGCGAGGATCATCAGTAGAGCCCCGTTGGCGGGTTAGGGAACTGCTTGGCCTTCTCGGCCGGGCTCTTCCAGTTGGGGATGAGCCAAACAAGCAGGGCACCGACGCCGCCGAGGACTGCGGTGACCGTTGCCTCATCGAGACCAAGGTCGATGCCGGAATAAATCTGGAAGAACTGGACGGCAGCCATCACGACTGCGACCCAGAACTTTGCGGCCCGGAACAGGCCGAACATTGCAAGCAGAGGCATCGGGTTATCCTTTCGAGAACAGGTTGCGGAAGAAAGATGCGAGCGCAGCCCAGAAGCCCTGCGCAGGGGCAGGAGCAGGTTCAGGGCGCGGTGTGGGTGTTGGCGTGGGAAGCGGGCCAGGAACGGGCGGTGCAGCCTTCATGAGCGCCAGAACGTCAACCCGCTTGCCCCGGCTCCAAAGGACGACGCCCTTCGTGTTCGCAGGGTAGAGGGTGGCGAAACCGCCGCTGGAATACTTGCCACTGAAAAACAGGCCGCGCTCTTTCTCGCGGCGCGGGATGATTTCCTTCGGCTTCGACCAGAACATGAACGCCTTGCGCGCCCCGGCCATATCGCCCGCGTTGAACTTCTTTACCCACGTTGCATCATCGATGCCCCCAGTGTTGAAGTCGAAGGACACAGCCGCGTCGAACTGCTCTTGCGTGAGCGGGCGGGTAAACGCCTTGCGGACGCGGGCTTCGAACTTGGCGATATCGCGCCGGAAAATTTCCATGATTTCCGCCATGGAGTATTCGCCACGCTTCAACGCGGGATTCGGAAAGCCGGCAGAGGCAGTATGCCCAATGCCAACCGTCCAGACGCCAACGCTGTCCTTGTAAGGCGCATTGACGATGCCTTCGTGGCTCGCGATCTCCACGAGCCCCTTGTCGCTGACCTTTTGGGCCATCGGTATTCCTTTTTCAGTTGTGGGGGAGGTTGCACGCGGAGGGGTTGCGTGCTTGAAGGGAGTGCGCCATCAAGGCGCGCGCCAAGTTTTAGGCGCTTATGAAGAAGAGCGGCTTCTATGCTTGGGTATTTGGCAGCCGTCGTTATCGGCGGGATCGGGATCGGGCTTATATTGCTCGACGTGGCGGGCTACTAAGCCATGAAGGTCAGGATATCCGAGGTCAGCCTCGCGCCTGCGGCCCTTGTCTTTGTTCTCTTGCTTGGTTTCATGTCGGCAGGTGCCATCCCGCTCCTGTCGCCTGAACTCCACTATCAAACAGCGTGGCCGACATATCTGAGATATGGGTGCATCGTCGCCGTCTACGTGATGCTTCTCGTCCGCGCTATCGCGAACAATTCCACCTTTTCCTCCCCTGCCGCTTGCTTTTTCATTGCGTTTTCGATTTCGCTGGCCATCGCCATGATGTCCGGCATTGAGGCCAAGCGAGTCGTTCTTTACCTTCTGCCGCTAATCGCCATATTCACTCCGCAGCGCATTTTCGCATTGTTCCCGCGCATAGCGGTGTGGGCTTTGCTCTTGGCGCTTGCCGGCGCAGTCTACGAATATGCGAACGGGACGTTCGGGCGTTTTGACGGTGCCCGGGTCTCATCGATATTCATCAATCCGAACAACCTCGCTGTGGTGACGATGATTTCCGTCGCCTTGATTTTTGAACACGCGCAATCAACGAGGGCCGTGAAGGCGCTCGCAGTCGCTATCATGGTGCCGCTTTTGTTCTTGTCCGGGTCGAAGACGGGCTTGCTGATGCTCGCCGCGCTGATTGTATTTTACGCAGCCCGCCGTAGCGTCCTCGGCGTCGTTGCGGCCGGCATTGCTACTGTCTTGGCCGGGAGCGCGCTGGTCTATTCCGGACTTGTTCGCGCTCCCTTGCTAAGCTTGACGGAGAGGGTCAAGCAGCTTCAGTCCAGTTTGTCCGAAATCGACAACTGGTTCACGCCCGGCCACTCTCCACAGCCGATGGAATACTACCTCACCAACCCCTACATCTACGTGGACAACGCCTACATCCAGACATGGATAGAACTAGGTGTCCCGGCTGCGGTCCTGTTTACGGCGGCCCTCATTTATAAGGCCGCAACAGACCGTCTAGGCTCTCCGTTTTGGTTGCTACTGATGGTCGCGGCCCTGACCACAAATATCAACTATCTCTGGCCGGTTGCATATTTCCTATGGGCCTATGTCGGACAGCCGCAGAAAACGACTAACTAAAGTTATGGATTGGAATGGCGTAAGACGTGCCACCGATGACCACGACGACCTTGCCGTAGTAAGTGCCAATCGCGCCAGTTGAGGTCACTCCGTCCATCTGGAAACCATTGCCAGACCCGTTGCGAACACCCCAGCGGAGATTGCCCGCCTGGTCGAACATACCCGTCACAGTGACTCCAGTCGTTCCCGAGTTCTTGCCCTGGATGCCGAAGACGCCGGAAGATTGAACCAAAGAACCCGTAATCGTCTGGCCGTCCGTCGCGCCTGAGAAGTCCAGACGATTTGTGATGAGCGGGTTGGTGAAGTGGTCTCGTGAGCCGATGGTCACGGAGTTCGCGCGCGCCGGCAGATACCAGTTGGCCTCCACGCTGCCCGCCGTGCGGGTCGTTATCTGGAGGTGCGACGAATTGACGATATTGCCGCCCGCGTTGATGAGTTGGATGTTCGCGAAGTTTGGCGCACCCGCGATATCGAGTTGGATATTGCTTTCCAGGGTCTCGCCAGACAGGCCCGACGAGCCCGCCGTCGTCCCGCCAATACGAGCCTTGTAATCGCATTCGCCTTTGTCGCCGCAAATCTTGATGTTGCTGTAGTGCGCATAGGCGCAGTTGAGGGCTTCAACCGTCGTGCTCGATGCGATCCACGCCACGCCATCTGGAGACAGACGCCTCGCAGCAGCCGTCTTCGTCGTGACGACCTGAAGGTCCACATCAACTTGGTGGACACGATTGAGGACAGCATCCTTCTGGCAATTGACCGAAAACCCCTTGACCCGGATACCCATCGACGTGCCTGACGAGATAGCCGATGAGGCCGCGCCAGCGGCAATCGTACAAGTCGAATAGCAGTCCTCGGCGAAGACCTCGACATCAACACCCATGGCGTTCGCATCGACCGTTTCAAGCACAAGGTCGGCACCGAAGGCATAGAGGCACCCCTTGGCTTTAACCTTGCCGACGAGCGTCCCGCACTTCTCGGTCGTCGTGAATGGCTGGATGGTTAGCGCCTTGCCGCCGTCGCCATAGGTCGTCTTGTCGAGCGACGGCAGATTGTGGCACTCGACCTCGATATGCAGGCGGTCAAAACCGTTGGTCACAGAGACGCCGTTCGAACCCGCCAATCCGGCGTTCATCGAGGTCGATGCGACGGTCTGCGAGATGCCTACGGTGTATGTCCCGACCCCGCCAGTGCCAGTTCCAAGGGCAGTAATCACGGTGCCACCCGTGACGCCTGTCCCGAAGATGACATCATCGACGCCAAGAGCGCCGGATGCGACCGCCGTCACAGTGAGCGTCGTGCCAGCTATTTCGCCGGTGAAGATCGCCTTGTCGTTCCCGACCACAGCCTCAATGCGGGGAAAGCCCCGGATGCCGAAGTTGTCCATGCCGTTGAGTTGGAACACGTCGGCACCTTCAGCGGAGTTGGTCGCGAAAACCGTTGAGGGGCCATCTGCCAGGATCGAAATGCCACCGCAATCAAGCAGGCCGGAAACAATCTGCTGACGGAACGGCATGTTGCGCTGGCCGCTGATCTCGTAGCGATGCCCACCGGGGAAATGCATATCCTGCCCGGTTTCGAGCGCCAGCGCCCAGACACCCGCAACGCCGTCATAGACGACATCACCAGCCGCAAGGCGGGTTGCTCCGCGTTTGTTGCCCGCGTCGTACGTGTCCCAATCGAGACGCGGCACGGCATCCATGAACCACAGCGCGTTCAATGGCCCGTCATACGACCGCATCCATGCCTTCGTGACATCAAACGTCGATCGGATGAAGACGCCGTTCTGTGTGTCCAGATCGACCAGCGTCGAGAAGTCGGCATAGTTGACGAGGAAGAACTGGCCGGCGCGCCCGTCTTGGGTCAGATGCACGACCGAATATGCCGCCGTGCTTAGGGCAGCGATTGCAGCGACAGTCGCGACGGGACGGCCGTTGAATGCATTTGTGCCAACGCCGGTCGGATCATACGTTGCTGCGATCATGTCGCCAGCACCCGCCGCAACCCATCCCGTCGCATAGTCCGTCGCACTGGTCTTCGCCAGAACCTGGCCTGTCGTGCCGCCTGCCGGGACAAGACGGGTCGATGCGGGCTGAATGGCCGTGTCTGCCGTCGCGCCCTGCGCTGCCGTGGCATAGGCCGTTGCGTCGGTCGTGGCTGCTGTGCCAAGGCCAAGCGTCGTGCGTTGCGCCGCTGCGTCAGCATCATCGACCAGCGCTCGACCGGCTGCCGTGAAGTCAGCCAGCGCCCAAGTCCCCGCACCCGTCGCATAAGGCAACTTGTCGGCAGCGCTCGTCAGGGCTGCGAGGGCCGCAAGGTCCGCGTCATATGCCTGAACGGTGACGCCGATGGTCGAAGACAGCACATAGTCCGCCAGAGTCGTCGTCAGGGCCGTGCTGGTGACGTAACTCGCAAGCGTTGCCGCCAGCCCGGACGGAACGACAACCTTGTCGGAAATCGCCCCCGCCTGCGTCTCGGCATCAGATGCTGTGGGGATCTCGAACGAATGCGTATGGTACGCGATGGTCATGGTGCGGCACCCAATAAAAAAGCCGCCTCAAAAGGGCGGCAGGTCAGTCGGCAGGGCTTGGGAAGTTTAGGGCGCTTTGAGCGCCATCAGGCTTAGACGCGGATGCGAAGTTCGCCCGTCGCGGTCTTATAGATATCGTTGAGGGCAAGACCGCCCGCGACAGCGGCAGCGTTGTCAGCATAGGTCGGCACGTCGATGCGCTTCAAAAGCGCATTGAGCGGGCAGTGGACCAGTTGGTTATTGACAAACAGGACGACACGGATCGCAGCGGGGTCGCTGATTTCCGAAATGGCTGGGGCTGAAAAGCGGGGCTGTTCCATCAGATTTTGATGATCTTGTTGAAGACAATACCGGGCTGGACGTTGTTGTGAGGTTCGCCCGTGCCCGATGCCGTGATTGTGTGCGCGTGGTCGGGCGCGCTATTCCCGGTCAAGACATCGCTAACGCCTTGGGGCGTGCCGCTGGTCTGGAAAAACGCGCCCCCCGAACCAGAAATTGCGCCAAGCGGGATATTGACTGAAATTGCATGACCGCCCGCTGAACCAGTTGCCCCGCCGTGGTCGTGCGGGCCATTCTGAGAAGCAGTTAGGATGTGCCTTTCCGCGCCACCCGTCGCGCCTAGCACATCTCCGTTGATGCCCTCTGAGAAGCCGTTCAGGCGGTCAGCGGACGTGCCGCCCATGTTGTCCTTGCCGACTGTATTGCGGCCCCGGATGTCGGGAAGGTTGAACGTGGTCGATCCGTCGCCCGCCCCGTAGGTCGTGCCGATAGCCGCGAACAGGTCGGCATACGTGGTGCGCGAGACGGCCTGGCCATAGCAAAGCAGCCAACCTTCAGGTGCATTGATGCCCGCATAATCCGTCACCACGCCGGATGGCGTTGCTGACAGGGTAGGATTGAGAAGCAGCCACGCGCCATTGCCGGAATTGAGATCGGTCGAGTACTGGACCGTGTACATCGCGCCGGACTGAATTTCGCGACCAGCGAGCGCAATGATGCCGCCACCCGTCGCCTTCAGGACAGGCTTAGCCCCTGTCGCATTGACGTTCAGCGTGGTTGATTGTGTATTGGTGGCAATCGCGCGAAAGGACACGATCCGACCATTTGCAAGCGTGGTGAACGCGCTCTGCGCTGAAACTGCGATGACGTTGGCCGTGCCGGTCGCGACGATAGACCCGCCAATGTCAACCAGTATCTCCTTAACGCGGCCCATCATCACGCGGGCAGAGTCGTTGACGCTGGCCGGCGACATGCCTTCGGCCCAATCAATCGCGCTGTCCGCGTTCGCGTTGTTGGCCGCGATCACGTCCCAATTGTAGATGTTTGCCATGGGCTGTTCCTATGCGCGACGCGGCATCCGCTTGCTCATGAGCAAGTCGGCCACCGTGGGGTTGTTGAGGACGTTGGAGAGGGCGTTCGCCTGCGCCTGCGACGGGCCACCGGGGAAGCGGCCAAGCGGTGCGGCGGGCATGGTTTCGAGCGAGGACAGAAAACTGGCGATCGGGTTGCCGCCCTTCGGCTCCGGGGCGGTTGCGTATTCGGCCACGTCAACCGGCACAGGTGACGGCGCGGGCATGTCGGGCATTGCCATCGGAGAAGGCAGCATTGCGCCGAAGGGCGACTGTTGAGCGGGTGTCGAGGGCGTTGGCCCGCCCTGCATGGCAAGAAGCTGCTCCGCCTTGCGGCGGTGGTCGGCCATCTGCTTTTCGACCTTGTCGCGGACGGTTCCGGGAGCGCCGCCATTGTTTGCGTCAGAGCGGTTGTAGAGGCCGGGAGCGCCGGCATTGACGGTGCTGTAGGCGTCCAGCATCCCCATGCCGGGCTTCCAGCCAGAGGACCGGAAGTAGCGCGCCACCGCGCCGTCCTCGCCTAGCTGACTGGCAAGCGCCGCATCTGGGCTTGAGAAATCGACGCCGTGCTGCTTGGCCTGCGGCTCGCCAAACTGGATCAGTCCGCGATGCTGCCCCCATTGCGTCGTGGGCCCAGCCTTCATCGGGTCGAACGTGCCGGCCGTCTCGTAGGAGATGATGGTCGCCAGATCGAGCGGGTTCATTCCAAGCGAGCGCGCCGTCGCGACGATGCCGGAACGGAGGTCTGTTGCCATTCACGTTGCCCCAAAGAAAAAGGGGCGCCCGAATGGACACCCCTACTGTTCGTGATTATCTTGCGCCCTACTTGGAGGGCTGATGACGCTTGTAGAATTTTACCCACCAGTGGCAGCGGCCACCTTCTTATCCGCGCTATGGTTTCTTGTGGCCTACCGCTTTCACAAGACCGAGACCCCGGGTGCCGAGAGGTTCAGGTATTTGATCTGGATGCTTTTGCTGCCGGGGTCTTTGCTATTCTTTTTTTGGCAACACGGCTGGGAAGCGCCTCTGTCCACATACTTTGAAAGATTTATGGGCGCGCTGGCTGGCGTCAGCATGGGCGCTTTAGGCGTTTTTCTTATCCAAACGACGTTCTTCGAGAGCCACAGCCACGCAAAGGAAGCAGGTCTCAAATACGTTTATCTGGGGCTGTATTTGGTCTTCCTAGGTTCTGGTTTTTTTGTTTTTTAGGGCGCGGCAAGCCTGCCGGTCCCTGAAGCGCCCATATTAACGACGATTGCTTGAGCCAGCGCACGACGCCCATCTGAGCGGGCGGCCGAACTTGCCCCTGCGTTTATAAGCCTGCGAGCCGCCTGAGGGTTCGTTTCCAGCAGTGTCCGCGCAATGTTTTCCATCACCGATGGCGGCATACCTCTGGCCTCGTTCGCCATCTTAGTCACGGCGTCGATGACAGCAGCGATCGGGCGACCGCGTAGCAGGTTCGTCATGACGCCAGTGTCGAACTTCGACATTTCAGCAGCGTCGGCCAGATTATCAGCCGTGCGAGATCCACCCATTGCGGCATTGGCCGTTTCAAACATGCGCTGTTCGCGGGCGATCCTGCGCCCCATGCGGTCGGCTCGCTGAGGGATTGCAAAGGCCGGAAACTCCTGCCCCGTCTTTTCCGTCATTAGCGGCCGAGCCCGGTTGGTGGTCGGAGAAACAGAGGATGCTTCGACGCGGGCAATCATGGGGTCGGCATATCCCGCGCGGAATGCCATCTGCTCGCCAGGCTCCATAGACTGGAACTGCCGGATGTTGTCTGCCGCCCGAGCGCGAGATGAAGTCGCCGCGCGGCCCGCCTCGACAGCATCAATGGTTCGGCTTTGCGCCCTGAATGCGTCATTTGCCGAGCGATATTGAGGCGATGCGCGCTCCAAGGCCGCGTCAAGCTGGCTGTTGACCTGTGTGAGCAGCCGAACCTGATTGTTCTTTCCTTGGCGCTGCGCAGAGCCGATCATATCGGCGATGTCCTGCTTTGCGCGCAGCACGCTATCGAAGTCGGTGAGGTTAGACCGACCGTCAGTAATAAGCGAGCGGGCGCGGCGGATGACGCCTTCCAAACTGTCGTCGGCAATACCAGAACCAGGGTTGGCGATCCTGTTCACGCCGGGAGTAATGATGTCGTCGGCGGCTCGGATCGCACCGGAAACGTCAACAGCGCCTGCACCCTGACGTGCGGCCTCGTAGTTGACATTGGCGAGAGCCGCCCGTTCTGCCTCCAACGAGGCCGCGCGGGAAGCCGCTGTATCGGGCGCATTGAACCCTTCGGCAAGCGCACGCGTCAGGCGTTCACCCTGCCCCATCTGGCGCTGCGTCAAAGTATCGACAACGGTCTGGCGCATTTCGTTAGGGGTGCGCGCGACCGTTGAAAGCATCCGTTGGCCGGAATTGCCCATGGCGTCAGCCACGTTAAATACGCCCTGATCATCCGCCTGCGCTCGCGCAAGAGCATTCGTGATGTCGTCTGCCGTCATTCCAGAGCGGCGGATACCTTCTCCAAGCGCGCGGTTCGCATAAACTTCCGGTCGCATCCGCGACATGATCGGAGCGGCCAACGCCTTTGCACCTGCGCCGACTCCTGCAATGGCATAGGGGGCGGCTGCCCCCATGACACCTCCGAGGCCTGCGCCAACGCCAGCGCTTTGGATGCGTCCACCGGCCCCTTCGCCGCTTCCCGCGCCATGCAGCCCGCCAAGAATAGCGCCATCCGCCGCGCCGCCCACCGCAACACGGCCGAGGTTTTGACCGGCATTCGCGGCATTTGCACCCAGCGACAGACCGGAGCGAGCCAAGCCGACACCGCCGCCAACACCGCCGGCTACCTGCCCGCCTACACGATAACCAAAACGGTCCTCGGCATCTGACGCATCTATGCCGCGCTGGCGGTCCAGTTCAGCGTTATAGTCACCAAGGAGACCGAAACCAGTCCCAAGACCAGCGGCGATTTCATCCGCCATACCAAGAGAAAGCGTGTCGGCAGCGCCGCGCATGACGGTATCGACCTTGCCCATAAAGCTATCGCGCGGGTCAGCCGGAGCATCGGAAGACGCCGCGCCTACATGCTGCTGAAGCGCCTTGAATGCACCTTCGGCCGTCTCTCCCTGGACACGGTACGTCTTGCCGTCAGGGCCGGTGATCTGAAACGTCGCCATCAGTCCACCTGCTCAATCGTGTATCCGTCGATGGTTACTGGCTGCCGAGGCCCGCCCGTCTTTTGAAGCGCCTTCTCTTGCGCAACGATGGCCTGCGGCGGCATTCCCGCCTTGATTGCATTGAGGGCGCGCTGACGCGACAGGCGCTTCTGTTCGAGAACGGCAGGACCGTCGCCCGGGCGCGGCAGATAGACCGAACCATACTCAGCCACCTCTTCCTTCGTGATGGCGGCGCCAGTGTCCTTGCGCAGGATGGCTTGCAGAAACTCTTGGCCGGCTTGTTCTGCTTGCTGATACTCTTCGGTCTTCATGTAATTGCCGACGAACGGCACGCGGGCACCCATGGACTCGTCAAAGCGAGCTAGCGCTTCGCCATACTGGTCAATCATTGGGAGCGAACCTTCCGCGCGGGTGGCGTAGACGGCGTCCTTGCTCTGCCCCTCGGTCAGCGGCTTGATGTTGCCGCCCTGCTGGAACGTGACAGCGCCCGTTTCGGGGTCCACCTGAAGGCTCATACCGCCCTTCTTGGAGGCTTCCCAATCCTGATATGTGCCGGGGAAGCCCTGATCCCGAGCATATTCGTATTCGCGAACGCCAGCCGGCAAATCGGCTTGCCCGCTGTCGGGGGCGATTACCCATTCTCCGGTCTGCTGGTCATAGAGGCGGCCATCGCCAGCGTTGATGAGCTGACGCTCCTGCCCGAAGTTCGCGATTTCCTCGCCCGTCTGGGCATCCACGAGCCGGCCATTGATCGTTACCGTTTCGCGTTTTGGGTTCAACCGATCCTGAATGTCGAGCTGAAGCTTTGCCAGTTCCAGCGCGGCCTTCGGGTCAGCGCCCTTCGTGCGGTCGAGAAGGTAGCTCTGCAGCGCGTTCTTGTTGCCGGCCATGAGCGTGGCCGTGCCCTCGTCCATGCCCTGCGTCTGAAGCCACTGAACCGTCTGGTTGCGGCCTGCTGCACCCGGATTGAAGATGTTGCCAAGGAATGACCCGATACCACCGCCAGAAGGCGCTTCCGACACACCGGAGCGCGACAGCGGCTGCTGAGACTGCATCGGTGCCGGCTGAGCCTGCTGGGCAGCATAGGGCGCAGGAGCGGACGGGAAGCCCTGCGCATCGAGCGTGAACGGCTGCGCCTGCTGTGCAGGTGCCGACATGCTCGACAGCGCGTTGTGATAGGCAAGCATACCGGGGCCGGCCGCACCTGGGCCTTCCAGCATGTCAGGCGCAAGGCCAAGACGGTTCGGCATCGGCTGGACCGGCGCACCACCGCCCAAGAGGCGCTGTAGAAAATCCTGAAGCATCACTTGCCTCCCGAAAGACCGGCTGCCTGCGCATTCATGCCCCGAGCCGCCATCCCCGCCTGAGACGGGAACTTCGGCGTCTGCATCGGTGCCGACATGGCTGGGGCAGCGTTTGCTGGCATCCCACCAAAGTTCTTGCCCAATTCCTCAAGCAGGCCTGGTGCAAGGCCAATTGCCATGCCCGGTTCGTATTGCGTGTATTGCGGCGCAGGGGCAGCGGCAGGAGACGGGGCTTGCGCCTGCTGGCGGGGCATCATCGAGAAGAACTGCGACAGGTCGAACTGCGGCATCTGCGGCGCCTGAATACGAGCCACCTGCTGCTCGACCGGCATGTTGTTCGGACGGAACATGTCAGCGTAGGACATCAGGCGACCCTTTCCATGGCAAAGCCGATCTGGCCGTAATCGACCGCGAAGAAGCCGTCGTCTTCAAGAATGAGCGCGGGATCGCCCATTGGCAGTTCCTGCGCCATGACGCCGACATAGCGCTCTGGCTGGCCGACATAGGCGAACTCGTATAGCTTCAGGCCATTGCGCTCGCCTACAGGTTCGATGTCTTCCTTGAGGCGAATGTCGGACTTGCCGCTCATCATCCCGCCAAGAGCCCCCGCGATGTTGACCGGGGTACGCTGCGTGGAATTCTGCGTGCCATAGTTGCCCGCTGCACCTGCCGCCGCGCTCTGGAGCATGGCGAGACGGTTCCAGTCCTGGTTGTCCAGCGCGTAGAACTTCTGCACCTGGTCGCCAAGCTGGGCCTGCGACTGTTGGTCGAGAATGCCACCGGCCTGCAGCGTGGCCCCTGCCCCCGCAAGGCGGTTCTGGAAGTTCTGCTGAAGCCGGTCGAGGCCCATATTGCGCTGCTGGTCCAGCATCCCGGTGGCGGTAATCTGGTTCTGCGTGTCGCGGTTGAACTGGTCGGACAGTGCCGAAGCGCGAATGTTGCCGAGACGGTTCGTCAGGACACCAGTGTTCGCCCCCGACCCATAGCGCCCTGCCCCTGAAAACTGGCTCTGGACCTGTGCCGCCGTGTCGTCCAACTGCCCGCGAAGCGCGTCGTTGAAATACGGATTGCCTTCCTTCAGCCACTTGCCAGAGGCCATGTCGCCAAGGTTCGCCGCCGCAGCCGAGCCGCCTACCGGATTATCGCCGGCCGTATTCCAGTTCGCGCCTGCCTGTGCAAGCTGGTTGACGCCTTCCATCGTCGTGCCGGAAAGCGGCGCAACGGTCGAGCCCATCCATGTGTTGCCGCCCGAGCCGGAGTTGTACAGGTCCATCGCATCGGACGCGGACTTCTCAAACATCGGCTGCGCCCATGCCGGCGGCTTGTTCTCTTGCGTGGATTTGCTCGTCTTGCTCATGCGACAGGCTTCCTGAAAATCACCGCGTATTCACGGTATCCCTGTTTGGCGAGTGCCCTGCTCCATCCCCGCCGACCTTCAGCCGCCGTAAAATGTGCACCCTGTTCCTTGGCCCACGCTTCGATCGTGCTGCACATCTCCGGCACGCAATTGATGCCTGCTTCCCCGGCATGGCTCGTCAGCGTCACCACCTTGACGCCCGTCGCATCGACCGTGCGCACATTGGTCAGGCAGAACGAGACGAAGCGGTCCTTCTCATCGAGGATCAGCCACAACTGGCGAACCCCGGTCACGATGTCCTGCCCCAGCGATTGAACCGTCACGTCCTCGGGGAACTTGTCGGCCAGCTTCTTCATCGCAGCCGTCACGTCCTTGGTGAACGGAGCGAGCTGTTCCCACTGCCAGTCCTGCGTATTCACGACGCGATAGGTCATCGCTGCCCCGACGTGATGGTCTTCACATCGACCCCTTGGATGTGGCTCCACTGAGCGCCTTCCTCGATGGTCGAGCGGAACCTGTGGAACCGCCCACGGCTGCGCTTCTTGACCGTTCCGGTGTTGAAGGAAGGCGATTGCTCGTTCGTCCAGACCACCGGGTCGTTGCGCCGAAAGCGGGTGCCGACCGCGCATGTCAGGCTTGCGGTATCGACAACCGGATATTGCTCCATGACGGTCGTGATCTGACCGCCCGTGTCGCCCATTTCCTGCGTCGTCACGACAGCCCGCGCGTTGCTGCCGGAGAAGAACCCGAGGCGGTTGTCGCGGTCGAAAGCAGCCAGAACCGGCGCTCCGCCCTGCCAGACGCGGCTATCAAGCGAGAACGGCAGCGCGTCGAGACTGGCTGAGATATCCGCAAGCCCCTCAAGCGTCTGCCCCGGCGTTGCGGCCGGAATGTGCAGGACGATTGACGCCTCGGTCTTCGTCCAGCGCGTCAGGTTCCAGTCGTAGACATAGAAGGTGTCGTAGTCGCCAAGCCCTGCCTCATCGACCGCGAAATAGACCCGCGAATAGAACGGATCAACAATTCCCCTCATCCGGGCGATGTCGGACGCCTTAAGACTTTGGAAGATGGTTCGGTCCACCTTCTCGTAGCCGATGGGCGTCAGGGCCCCATCAGGGCCGATCTGGAACAGCCCGCCCTCGTCTGCATAGAACGCAAACGAACCGCGCGTGGCGACGCTCAGGGGCGATTTGGCGCCTCTTGCCTCATGGATCTTCTGGAACGTGAAGACTTCGACCGAACCGGGAACGAACGTCGCCCTGCGAATGGCTCGCTCCTGGAAGATGAGCGGGTTCGTCGCGTCAGTCGCGCCCTGCACCCGTCCACCATCGGGAAACTGCTGAAAATCGCTGTTCGCCGTTCCCGGCGTCCACATTTCGATGTTGTTCAGGCCCGACCAGTGAATACGATCCGGGTTGGAAGCCAGCCCGATCAGGACGAGGAAGTCGCCCCACACCCGAACGCTTGACGCGCGCGGCGGGGAGCCTGCCAGGCTGGCAAATGCTGTGCTGGTCGAAAGGTCGAAGACCTGCGGGTCATTATTCGTGTTGACCGCGACGACATAGGGACCGAACTGAGCGAACGACCACGGTGCGCTTTCCGTCGCGCCATAGGTCACGAGCGCCTGAGAGACATCGCCCCAGGCGAGTGTCGTGTTGTCGAGCAGCCAAAGCTTGTCGGTCGTGCCTGCGAAGATGCGAATGTCGCCGGCCAGCGTGCGCGCCATGAAGGCGTTGAGCGGCTTAGCTTCCATCGCTGCCGTATACGGCTCAAGGCGCGGGAACGGCATGTAGGAGCCGTCTGCGCAGAGCACGTTCAGGATGCTGCTCGACGTATCGCGGTTCAGATTGCTGACATCGGGCCGATACTCGGCAATGGGCACCATCACCATGTCAGAACGCCGTCGCCACGATTACGCCCGTACCATTGCGGCGCGAGGTTTCGGCCTTCAGCGCAAGGTGCTGCTCGTTGTAGTCGTTCAGCGCCTCGGCAGCGAAGTTCGGCTCCTTCAGGATGTTCTTGTAGAGGATGTATTTCGCCCGCGCCTTCAGTAGGTCGAATGCCTCGACCAGCCACGCATTGCTGTCAGACGGGTCGGTGATGGGCGTCAGGCGATAAGGCCCAAGCTGCAAGCGAATAGTGAACGAGGTTTCGCCGGGGATCGGATAGAGCCGGATTTTCTGGTCGTAATAGGTGAACGCATATGGCTCGCCCTTCGATGCCGAATTGTCCGACAGGCTCTCCATGTCCTGCTGACGCCATCGCAGGAGCGTCGTGCGCTGGCCCTGAGCGTCCTCGCTCCAGGCCGCGACAATGCCGCCAAGGCGCGGGATTTGGGCATTATCCGCAGCGCCATAGAACTGCTGGTTCTCAACCGTCGCAAAGGTCACGTCGCGCGTCTGGTTGAAATAGTAGATTTCACGCTCGCAGAAGCGGATGGCCTCGAAAATGGCCGTCTGGATTTGCGCGGTGTATTCGCTCGTCGTGTCGTCAATCTCATCCGCGATCTGGGTCACGAGATTGGAGAACGAGGGCGTCTCGTTGGGAACGAGGGGGCCGATGGAGTCGATTGGACCGCCGGTCGTGACCTGGATAACCATTATTGCACCTCAGGCTTGTGGCGGGTGGCCCATGTGTTGACGGGCGTCAGGTCGTCGCTCGGAAAGCGCTCGTAAACCCAGCCCTTGGACGTGCGGATGCGCACCGTCACGAAAGGCCCGTTGTTCAGAATTGTCGCATTGTGGAAGCCGAGAGAGGCCAGATGCTCAAGCATTCGCGCCCTCGCAGGACTTCACATGAAAATGCAGGCCGCGACCGATGTGCTTGCCGCACTTCGCGCAGTGGCCCTTGATGACGGGTTCGGGCTTCTTCGGTGGCGTGAAGTCCACCAGGCACCAGTCGGTATCAAGATCGATCATGTGGCCTCCTGAAGGAAGGGCGGGGCGACCCGGAAGCCGCCCCGCTTAGTGTCACTGATCGTTGTCGGGGATGTAGGCGATGATGACCTCAAGCGCGCCCGCCGAGGGGGCCGTGCCTGCGCTCAACGTCGCCGTAATCGTGCGCTCTGCCGGCACGAGCAGGGCCGTTTCCACGTCAAGCTCGATCTGGCCTGCCGTGGAGAGAACCAGTGCCGATGCGTACTCAGCCGCAGCACCGGCATAGCCGATGTCCAGGGTCTGGGCGGCTGTGCCTGCGAACGCCGTGGTGACAAATGCACCAGAAGCGTTCGGAACAATCAGCGCGCCAGCCGGCACGGTGCCGACATCGACCGAGAGAGTGCCGTTCCACACCATGCTCTTGCGAAGATAGTGGACGGCCTGGAGGGCGAGCTGACGGCCCACCTTACCGGGTTCGTTAGTAGCCATGTTCAGGCCTCCTTATGCCGGGTTCGCATACGAAGACACGACGATGACACCGAAGTCCGTGCTATCGAACACGGTCTTCTTCATGCCAAAGACGGTCTTTGCAGCGACACCGAGTTCGCGCTGATAGTCGAAGGTTTCTTCCACCAGCTTGTACTTGGACGGGGAGAACTTCATGCCGAAGGCCGCGACCATCGACTGAGCGCCCAGAAGCACGGCACGGCGAACCGTGGTGATCTGCGCACCAGTGGACGAGTTCACGCCGGGAACGACATGCTCGGACTCGCGAAGGACGACACCGTTGTATTCGCCCAGAGCGCCCGAATAGATCGGGTTGTTCTGGCGCGAGCCCTGATAGACGGCCTTGGTGATGTCGAGCCACTGGCCGGTCGAGGTGTTCGTGCGAAGCGAAGTCACCTGCGTCGGGTGGAGGTACATCACGTATTTGTCCGAACCGTCGATGCGGACGGGACGGATCTTCGGGTTTGCCAGCTTGGCGCGCTCGACGGCCTTGTCGATGAGCTGGATGTTGAACACGTCTTCTGCGACGATATCTTCATCCGCGTCGTTGGTGGCCGGCGAAGTCGCGTCTGCCCACACATGGCGGGAAGCGGACGGTGCGATCGGCGCATTGAAGCCGTAGTGAACCGGCGACATGGCAATGGTGCGGCCTTCGAACGCCATCGAGGGAGCGGTGAAGCCACCCCAATGAACGAACGCCGTCATCGACATGCGGTCGGCATACCAGTCGACGAGACCGGCATTGGCTTCTTCGCGCAGGTTGAACGGAACGCGCTGAACGTCGATGGTGCCTTCGTTCTTCACGCGAACCGCGTGCGCGAGTTCGTTGATGAGGATCGCGTCGGAATAGGTCGCCAGTGCCTCTTCGTTGCCTTCGAGGATGGTGCCTTCCGAAACGCCGTCACCGACGAGCTGCCGGCGCAGGCCAAAGGTCACGCGGTCGCCCGCGCCCTTCTGGGTTTCATCCTTGAGCTGGATGATGGAGCTGGAAGAGGTGCCGATGAGCGGAGCAATCGCGGTGGCCTTGCTGACTTCGACAGCCAGTTTCTTGGACCAGAGCTTGACGGCAAGCGCATCGTTCACCCCATAGGTCGTAACGGCCATTGTGGCCTCCTATGAGAGATGTTGATGTCGTGGGTTGCTGTCGCTGTGACGCTGCGATCGGGCGAAGCCAGTTGACCCATTGGCGTGGGGCGCTGATGCGTTCAGCGCGAGACGAAAGCCGCCCTTTGAGCCGGCGGCTATTTGCTCAGTTCGTTGCGGTTATCCCGCACCCATCATGCGCTCGAACCTGCGAGCGTTTTCGGGGCTCTCCATCCATGCGGAAAACTCTCTGTCCGACATGGAGGCAACGGCTTCAGGCGAAAGCGGGTCGTTCCCGCCCTTGCCAGGGTTCGCGGCAATGGTACGCGCCGCATTCTGGGCCTCGGCCACCTTTGCGAGGTTGCCGGGCAATTCGGTGTGCTTCTGCGCCGGCTGTTCGGCTGGCTTGTAGCCGTAGCCCTGCGCCAGCTCGTAGATGAACTGTGCCGACGACATGTTCTGCTGCTTGGCAGCGATGACGATCTGCTTCAGCTCGGCTTCGATCTGCGCATTGCGCGCCTTCGGGTCGGAGAACCGTGCGTCCACCTTGCCGAGTGCCTGAAGCTGCGTGTCGCGGAACTGCGAAAGCCACTGCGCCGCGTTCGGGAAGTCCGCATTTTCCTGCACATAGGACCGCGCGTCGGTTTCCCAGGCGCTCCATATCTGCTGTTCGGCCTGTGTCTCCTGCTGGCGGGCCTGCTCTGCCTGTTGCCGCTCCTGTTCGGCCTTCTGCGACTGAACTAGCCTGTCCTGCGTCCATTTCAGGGCCGCGAACACGTCTTCGTTCGGGTCAGGCGGCGTGTCGTCGTTCTTGGCTTCCTGTTGGGGCTGTTGGGCCTTGAGAAGCGTGTTCCAGCGGTCTTCCATGACCGCCTTGAACTGCTTCAGCCCCTCAAGCTCGCTCTCGACGGCCTTGCGGCGTTCCCGCTCCTGATGCAGCGCACCGTGCGGGACGAACTTGCCCTTCTCGTCGCGAGGCGTTTCGACCTGTTCCGCGACTTCTTCCGTGGTTTCGACCTGTTGCGTCTCGACCTCGGCTTCCGGTGCTGCTGCGCCTTCGTCCTTGACCTCGACTTCAGTCTCGCCGCCCGTCTGGAAGTATGCCTGTTCGGCGTCGGAAAGAGCATCGCCCCCGACGTTGTTTTCGTCTGCCATGTTTCACCATTGTGCCCGTATCGTGGGCCATTCGAAGCGTGATGCGTTCACGCGGACGAAGCCAGCCGTGATGGCTGGAATTACTTGGCCGACGACGTGCGCCGGGTATTCGCGTTCTGCTGTGCGATTTCGTTGGCGCGAGCCTTGGCCGCGATCTGCATCAATTGCAGTTCGGCCTTGCGCTCGTCCATCGCCATCTTCAAATCGGCCTCGCGCTGCTTCATGAACAGGTCGATACTGTCCTTCTGGATCGCCATTTCGTTCTTGGCCTGGTCCATCTGCAAATCAGCGGCCTTGCCGGCCATGTCCATCTCGTGCTTCTGCTGCTCTGCCATCATCTTCACCTCTTCAGGCGAAGGCGGCTGGTTCTGAGCGGCCTGCTGCTGCGCTTCCATCGCCTTGCGCGTCCAACGATCGACAAGCGATGCCGGCAGCGGCGAATACTTCAGCACCTCAAGCGCGCTTTCCGGCGTCATCAAGTCCTTCATCATCGGCAGCATCTGCATGATGATCTGCCACGTCCGTTCCTTCTCGTTCGGGCTGGACGGCGCATCATCGACAATGATGTCGTAGGTCTTGTCGGCAATGCTCTCCTTGGTGAGCGGGACGTATTCCTTCTTGTCGTCGCCAACGATGCGGATCAGGCGCCCGTCGCTCAGATGGTTCTGGATCAGGAACAGCATCACGCGGCCCTGACGCTTGCGATAGCGGCGAAGGCTGTTGAACAGCGAGGCCAAGAGGTTCAGCGAGGACTGGCGGCGCTGGTATTCGAGCACACCGGCCTGATCAACCTCACGCGTGCCAAGGAACTCCTGCGACAGGCCCGTAACCTGGCTGATGGCTTCCTTGCTCTCCTGGAAGAGCGTGAAGAACCCTGCCGGGAACTGCGCCTGCGGCTTCTCGATGAATTTCGGAGCCGCGCCGGACAACGAGCCCTTGGTAAACCACGTAATCTCGTCAGCCCTTGCCCAGCTCAATTCGGCCTGGTTATCGTCCTCGAACGCGCCACGCTCTGCCGCTATGCCGCCCTTCGACTGGCTATTGAGCAGGAACATGACCTGGCTGAAATACTTGTTCGACCAGCGCTGCGGATCCTTGGCCGTGCGCACGATGCCGTAGAACTGGCCCTTGATCTTGTCGCGATAGCCGGTGACGCACTCCCAGCCGAACAGCCCGGCGGGCACCAGCGGCTTGTCAGGCTCGCCAAGAACCTCACGGCCGATGAATGCACGACGCACGACCTTGCGCGTCTGGCGCACCACCGGGAAGCCGGGAATGTCCTTGCGGATAAGCTGCACCTGACGCTCGTCATACTCGCGCGGTTCGCCCGTCATCATGTCGGGGCCGCGATAGTAGACCTCGCGCTCAAACCAGCGGCATTCGACAATCGTGCAGTTCTTCGACCGACCTAGCGCCTGATCGACATACTCGCCCTGTTCGCCCTCATAGCGGTCGGCAGAGTCCTGGTCGTGCGGGTCGGTCGGGTCATTCGAAAGCGTGACGGCCCAGCCAGCGTGCAGCATTTCCTTCGGCACGTCAGGAAACATTTCCCGCGCCTTGGAGTAGGGCATCTCGTCCACGTACCAAAGGCGCTCGGCATCCTGAAGGTTCGGCTTAACCGCGTTGCAGTCCCATGCCATCTTCAGGCAGTTGAGGCGGCGAACCTTGGGCGCGCCGTCAGGGTCTTCCTCGAAATCAAGGCTCGTGTCCGTCCAGCCCATGCCGGAAATGACCGCATCCTCGAATGCGTCCGACTCTTCGTCCTCAGCCTCGGTCTGGTCGCGAAACCACTCGGCAGCAGACGACAGCAGTTCGTTGGCCTGCGCATCGCCCATCTCGCGAGGGATATACTGGACCTCACGGCGATTGTTGATTTCCGAGCCGACGACCGCGTTCACCAGCGGCGCAACGCGATTGAACGTCATCGCCGGCCGGTTCTTGGCCCTCAGTTGGTCGAGGTCGTCCTTGTTCCACTGGTCGCCGGCATAGAACTCAAAGTCTTCGCGGGCTTCCTTGCGCCATTCCAGCACGTGCTTGATGTCGTCCTTGAACCACGACTTCAGGCGCGCGGACAGTTCGTCCTGCTCTTCGGCATCGCGGGTGACTTCGTATTCTTCAGCCATTTACGATGCCATCCATGATGTGTTGCGTGACGAGCCAAAGCCCTGGTAGCGGCCCTTGATGGCCTGCTGTCGCGGTTGCTCGTAAGCCACGCACATGAGGCCGAACGCATCGGCGCCGTGCGATGACCAGTCGTGCTCAGGACCAAGCCCGACGCCGCGCTGCTCGTCTTTCTTCTCGTGATACCAGCCAAGGGCATCGAGCCCCGCTGACGTTGTTTCCTCGTTGAACCAGATGGACGGGAACAGTCGCCTGCCCGCCTCGACGCGCTTCAAGGCCGCGCCCTTGCCCTGGTTCTGGATCGTCTCTGTCGTGAAGCCTGCAGCCTCGATGTGGTCCTGAAACCGAACCGCGCTCACCATGTCGTGACGTGCGCCATCGTGAGGAAGAACGCACAGCGCGTTGTCGTAGCCCTTCGACCGCAGCCAGTTCAGATGCGCCTCAAGCGGCTGGCCTTCAGCCTCGTAGTAATCCAGCACCCTGATTTCACGGCCGACAAACTGAGCAACCCAGATGGCTGTCGCATCCCTGACGCCGATGTCCCAGAATGCCTTGAATGGAAGAACCGGGTCTTTCGACACGCGGCCGACGCGCTGTTCCTGCCGAGCCGTCGTGATAGCCTCTGCGTAGTAGGCGCCCTCGATGAGCGTCTTGAAATCGCCTTCCCAGATGTGTGGATACTGGTCGGGACGCTTCTTCCTGTCCTCCTGACGCTCTTTCTCAAGCACCTCGGGAAACCACGGATTGTCCGACCAGTTGATTTCAACGATCTTCGAACCCTCAGGCGGGTTTTCTCTGAACCTCTTGTGCGTCGCGCTGTTCTTGCGCTCAGGGTTGTAGGTGACCCAAATCTCCGAGTCATGCTCGCGAACGGTCGGGACGACCTTGACCCACGCAGCTTCCGAAACCGGCTCTGCCTCATCCACCCACAGCAGATGGATTTGCGACTTCGACTTGATGCTGTCGAGGTTGTGCCGAAGACCGATGAATGCAAACGAGATGCGCCCGTCGATCGTGCGAATGTATTTCTCGCCCACGTCGTAGTGAGCAGCCAGCCACGGCTCGGATGCAATCGCGGCCTTGACCTCGGCCATCGAGCTTTCGTCCAGCGAGTTCATGAACTCACGACCGCAGACGATGACGCCCGACTTTCCTTCCTGGCTGAGCTGGTAGCCCTTAACCGCCGCCATCTTGGCGAACGAGCGCGTCTTTCCTGAACCACGCCCACCATATGCCCCACGATACCGCGCCTCGCCGGCAAAGACCGGGATCAGCTTTGGCGGCAGCTCAAGTCGAACGCTGGTCATGACCTTGCGGAGCGACGAGTTCGATGCGCGTCACCGTCTTGACCGGCCCGCCATCCTCGCCCGTCACCTGCATCGGCAGCACCTTGCCCAAGAGACTCATGAACGGCCCGGGGTTCTGCACTGCCTGTGTTTCGAGATAGGCAGCCAGGTCGCCGCCACCTGCGTTTGTAGCCGCCTTCAGAATGGCGTCCTTGAGCAGAGCGGTGGTTTTGTTGACCGCACCCTTGGGACGGCCCTTGCCAGCAGCCGGCGGTTTCTGATTGCCACTAGCCGCCACTTCTTTAGTGGCCATGATGTCTATCCGTGTTACAGTTTGAGAATGTCGATAGCCCGTCAGTTCAGGCCACCAGAAGCACCGAAAAGGATGGCGTCGGAAAAGCCGACGGCACCGAAGAAGCGTCCCAAGACAGGCGGGCGGAAGCCTTCTGCCGACCCGTCATTGGTGCTGACGCTGCGGCTCAAAACGTCGGAGGCTGAACGCTTGCCGAAGGATTGGCGCGCTCAGGCTGCTGATTTCCTGCGCGGTCTAGCCAGCTAATGGCTGCTTGTGTTGGGGGTTAGCGGGCCTGCCCGGCGCTGCAATCGACGGCAGGCCAGATCGACGGGTCATAGCTTGCACCGTACGGGATGCCGTCGATTTTGAACTGAACGCGAAGAAATTTGGCTGCCCACGCAAGAACGATGACCTTCCACGCTGGGAAAGGCTGAAGTTTCAGATTGTTCGGGTGATAGGGACGCATGGCTTTAGCCTCTCTTGTTCGCTCAAAAGAAAACGGGCCGCTCCGGCAAAGAGCAGCCCGCCATCGCAACCAAACTACAGGACAGCTTGGTATCTCTCTGTTGCCCTTGTGGGGTGGAACGGGACGCTAGAAAAGGGCCGCGACGAGTAGGTGCGCCAGACCCATGATTGCCAAAAGCGGCACAATCGGACGGGTGACATCCGCCAGCGCCCACTTCAGCCTTTTCATCGTCATCGGATCGCCCATTGCCGTCCCGTATCTGCTTTGCCCTGATAGGGGCTGATGAAAGGTGCGAGGCGACAGGAGCTGCTATACGGCTGGGGCGCGCTTTCGAGCAGCACATTCACGCCCGTAATCCGTCCTTCTGTGCCTCGCCACGAGGAACGGCCAGGAACGAACCCCAACCTTCACGACATCGCTGCCGCCTCGCATGTAGTTCCCACCAGTGTCCCGCTAGAAGCTAAGATGCTGTTTCGTGTGTCGGGTGGTGGGGTAGTGCTGCGAGGCGGCATTCGCGCGATATGCCTTTGCCTAGTTGAAGGGCTTATCCGCGCCGCTGTTCATGGGCACGGACCTCACATTCCGTTGGCGACAAATCGCCTGTATCGTGGACCTTTTGGAGGTCAGATGCCGCGCCTTTCAAACACAGCACCGAACCGAATTCTTGCTGCCGATGTGACAATCTTGCAGCGAGACCCGCTTCTTGCCCTGCTCAATCTCGAAACCGACGATGGCGCTATCGAACTGGCAATGAGCCAAGGCGTCGTGGACATGCTTTTCGAGGTTCTCGCGGGGCTGGATGAAAGTGGTCGCCAGATTTAGGACCAAATCACCCCAGCTACCATACACCTATCATACTCGCGTGAAGGGTCAACTCATTTCCGCACAGCGATGCGGTCTGGCTGTGCATAATTCGTCATAAGCCACATGACCGCCAAATCCTCTAGATGGCCCCGTAGAGCGTCCGTGGTGCTGTATCGAGCACGCTGGCTAGGTCCTGCTACCTCTTCGATAGAACGGCCCTCACCGGCGATTGCAGCGACCAGACGATACCCGCGAAGACCGATGTAAACGCGGCACCTGTCCAACTCTTGCGCAGCCGTTACAAGACGGTCACTGATGGGGTCACGATAACCACCGCCGTCAACCGGCTCGCGGGTGTAGTCCATAGCACCAGCGCCGGCTCCACCTGTTTGCTCCCAGAACTTCCTAAAACGTTCAGCAGCGCGAACCTGGGCAGGATGCAGCAGACCACGCGCCTCAAGCGTCGAGATGGCACTTTCCTTGATGTTGCGAGTGGCCGGAATACGACGGATGTTGCCGTACTTTCCCTCTGGGTGGTCACGGGAAAAATCGGGGTTGTCGACCACATCGGTGATGGTCTCAATCTTGGACGGTAGGGCCTTTATCGCCTTCATTTCGTCGCGGTCCAGCTTGGCGCTTGCGGCGCGGGCGTCTGCCCTTGCCCATGCGTCCGCAACGCGCGTATCCTCGACAGGAGCAGCTTTGCGCTCGACCAGTTTCAGCAGGTCCGACAAGCACCCATACGGGCGCCAACTGTTCTTGCCCTTTTCGCGGAACTTCCGGCTTTTCACCGCAAGAACGATATGCCCGACCTGAAGCCCATCATCTGCCTCGATAGGCTCGTGCCCGCACTCAAGAACCTCTAGCGCGCGTTGAAGGCGGGGAATGCCACCGCTACCTGTCCCGCCCGCGCATCGGTCGTCCGCATCCATCTGTGCCCGCGCTTGGTCCAGCGCAGTGCGATAGGTCGCCATGTCCGCCAGTCGATAAGTCTCGCCGCATTTCAGCATCTGCCTTCGCCGCCCTCTTCTTTGCCGCCGCTCTTTGCCTGATTACCGTGCTGGCCGTAGATATCGCCCGTCTGCCGCCCGCCTCTTTCGATGCGCAGCAACGCCGTGCATCACCGTCGTGTGGTCTTTGCCGCCAAGCCGATGACCGACCTGAGGCAGCGAGAACCGCGTCTGGCGGATGGCCCAATACATGATTGCGTGCCGGGCCTTCACGACCTGTCTGTTGCGCCGCTCGGATATGATTTCGGCCGGGTGAACTCCGAACACCTTGCAGATGCGGGCCATGATGATGGCAATGCGCTGGTTCTGTGCGCCGTAGCTGAAGCGCTGGAGAACCGCGCTTGCTTGCTGCGCTTCCATGGCCGCCATCTTGCGACGGGCTGCGATGCGCTCCATCTCCGCGACTTCCGAGCGCATCATGACGACGGCCGGCAGCTCGCGCTTGGCGACTGGCTCCATTTCGCGCTGCGGGTTCGATACCTTGAAGCGCGCATTCGCCATGGTCTTGGATGAACTGACTGCGAACATACTCGTTACCCCTGTGCTGCTATCGGCCCGAGCAGCTTGCGCACCTGAGCGCGCCGCGCGGCCATCTGTTCTTCGGTGAGTTGTGGAATGTCTTCGGATGCCTCTTTCTCGGCTTCCGTGGGCGGGTTCTTCATGGCGAACTCCTGCCGGCGCGCTTCCTTGGCGAACTCTGCCGTGGAAGGCGCATAGCGGAGCGTATCGCCCGGAACTTCGCCGCGAATGTATCGGCGGCACGTCTCGATGACGGCGCTCTGGTCGATGCCCTTCACTGCGATTTCAAACGCCATGAGCAATCCCTTCGGGTCAGTGTCTTTGGATAGGGGCCGTGAGTTCAAAAGGAGCAGGAGCGCTTTCGCGGCTGTGTCCATAGCCATTCTCCAGAAGGTCGTAGGCGGCGCCGAATACGCCTCGCGGGCGCTCGCGCTGGGTTGGTTCGGGTTCGTCCTCCCACCGGCCCTGATGCAGCCATGTGCGGGCGTGAGGGATGAATTGAGGGTCTTTGGCAGTGAGCGCCGGAAGCTGGCGGCGAAGGCCCTGAATGATGTCACTCGGGCTCGTGCCGCGCTTCATTTCCTTCTGCCACTCTGCCAATGCGGCGCGCTTGGCTACCCGGCGCGGATACAGGCTCCAGAACACGTCGAACGTGGCCTTTGCTTCTGCCTCTGCGTCTTCACGTGCAAATCGCTCGGCAAGTCCCATTGTTAAGACCTCATTATCTGCTTAATCATCAATTACGTGGATGAAGGCGTAGAACCCGGCTAGGGCGCCCAACAAGTAGCTTTGGTTGCCGATCAGGATGCCGGAACAGAAGACGACTATGGTGAGAGCGGCACGCTCTTTGCGGCGGGTCATCGAGTACGAGCCGCTTCAGCAAAGGCGTGGATGACCTCGAATGACACCGCCATGCAGGTCCACGCGAAAGCGCCGGCCAGACCCAAACAGAACGCACCAATCGCGAACTCAAGGAGCTTGCTTCTCATCGCGCGCCCCTTTGCCGACGCGCATGGTCGTCGCGCATAATCTGGTTCAGTTTCTCGACCTGCCTCGCCTCGTCAGGCTCCCATAGAGCGGAGGCTAAGGGCTGGTACCAAGGCCAGTGCCCGTAAAGAGCGCGGACCCAACAACATCCGAAAAGAACCGCCGGCGCCGTGATAAGGATAAGCAACCCAATCATCGGCCTGCCTCGTCGTCTGCTAAGAGCGGCGCTCCGGGAGCGTAGATCGGTGCGCGCTCGACGCTGGCATCGACGACAGCGAACACGACCAGAACCGCGACAATCAACATCCCAAGCAGCATCGGCATGAACATCGCTTCAGCAGCCTTCTCGGCTCGCTTGCTGCGTTCAAGGCGCTCGATTAGCTCTTGGGTTGTGAGATGGCTTAGATCGGTTCTCATAACGGCGCCTCATCGTCAGGCGTCATGGGCCGGCGCGGAGCCTTTTCCCAATCAAGGATGAGCTGCGCTCGCTCTTCCCCGGTCATCTTTGAAGAACCGGGCAGCCAATCGAAATGGACGCGCTGAACACCCTTCTCCAACCACATGTAAGCCACCTTCCGGCCAACAGGCCCGAGCATGTTTCGGAACGCCGTCAGCATGTAATTCAGGTCAGTGATTTTGCGCCGCAGCATCAACTCTTGCGCTTCGAGTCTTTCAACCTTGAGTTCCAGCCGCTCGATTTCTAAACTCATATCGACAAGCGTATCGACTACCTGGGTGTTTTGCTCGTAGCTCATGCCTGCCTCGCTTTAGTCATGGCCGCGTAGACGCGGCGGATGGTTTCTGAGGGTGACGGGTAGTCGGCAAACGGCGTGATGGCGGTTACGCCATTCTCGCGCATCACGTTCATCGCTTCCTCTAAGCCGGCGAGAACCATCGCGTCGGTCGGCTTGTCATGAAGCGTCGCCGAGATCGGGGCGAAATCGTAGTAGTGCGCGCTGGGAAGCTGCCCCTTCCTAACGTCGTCCTTGTGTCCGCTGCCGCCACAATACGGGCACGACATGCCGACATCGTTCCCGTCGGGTGATAGACTGGTTCTCATTTTTCGCCCTCAGTAGAGAGAGCCGCGTCGACCATATGGGTGTAGATGCCCGTCCAATCGTCTGCGGTCTTTAACGATGCATAGCCGGAAGCAATCATCTCGGACGTGGGCTCGCGCATCGCCTTTATCGCGGCTCGGGCAAGTCGCAACTCAAGGCGTTCATTGCCCTTGAGATGATGGGCTAAAGCGCCGAAGTTCTTGCCTTCTTCCAAAATGGCCTTGCCGACCTTCTCAACCATGCCTTGGTTCATGCCGCCCTCTCCTGCTCTGAAGCCACCTGAACGGCCCAATCGATTGCGTCCTGCGCGCTGCGAAGAATGACCACGTCAGGTCCGCGCCATTTGTCCGCGAACGCCTGCTGGTTCTCGTTCAGCTTCTTCCCGTAGCCTTTGGCGCTCGACTTCACCTCGACAGGCCAGCAGCGGCCACGGAAGCCCACCAAGGCGTCAACAGGCCGGTCCAGCGGCTCGACGCTGAACCCGCACTGGCGCAGCGCCGCGAAGACTTCCTTCTCGGCAACGTCACGGCGCTTGGCGTAGCGGTTCAGGCTCACTCGTCGTTCTCCGTCATTTCGGGGCAGATCCATGCAGCGAGGCCAGCAGCCTTATCTCGCAGCCAGATCGCAATCTTCATCCGCCGTTCGACGCTCAAGAAGCGCACGATAACGGGCGGTCTGTTCAATGAATGCGGCATGGTCTTTCCTCGCTCTTGAGAGTTTCGCGCGATTGGCTTTCGCCACCTCAGCCGCCCTGTGAAGTTCAAGCATTTCCCGAAATTCGACGTGCGCGGCTTCCTTGTGCCAGAAGCTTCGGACGCGCCGTTCGGTCCATTGTTTCCGTGGGTCATTGCGGTAGGGGAAAAGCTTGGCGAGCAGCTCGTAAGCCGTGCCGATGGTGGCTTTGACGTTGCCGCCACCGCCGATTTCCCTGACGTATGACCGTGCCATAGCTACGTCGTGCATGTGCTTCTGCTCGTCCGTAAACGCGGGTGACTTGTCCATGATTGCGGGCGTCCTTTCGGTCCATGTTGCTGTTCATGAGCAACACGCCTGACGAAAGGAAGACTGACGTGGATACCTTCGGACGAGACGCGCGAGACCTGCCTGCAAGCGATGACGCGCGCCGTTCCGGTGAAATGGCTGCCGGGGCCATAGAAACGCCGGCTGTAATTCTGGACTGGCATTACGCCAGATCGCCTTTCGCTATGGAGCTTGCTCGCGAGAGGCTTGGTTTGCTTGGCACCGCCGCGCCGAGCACAGGAGACGGAACCGACATGTGGTCCCAGTACGGTTCCGTCTCCGCCCCTGCTCCGGTCGCCGCAAACTGCAATAGGCGTCTGTGGGTGGTGCGCTGATGTCATGCTGCGACCTCGAACAGGTCTGCCTTGACGTTGCTGCCCCACTGGTCGGCCATAGCCGCAGCAATGCCGGCGAACGTCTCGGAGCGGAGCTTCTTACGGTCAGCGGAAGGAGGCATACGGAAGACACGCTGCTCACGGCCCTCGACAACATTGGTCGGGACGAGCGCCGGAAGATTTTTCAGCCAGAGGCTGGTGGCCTTAGTCTCACCATGACCAAACTGCCATGGTTGGATTGTCTGCGTCGGGTCCGGGATGCCAAACAGCCGCTTAGGATGCCCAAGCATGATGGGGTTCTCGACCGCGATGCGCGGGATTGGAGCGTTCCAGAGCAGCATGAAGAACTGCGCAGCCGCACCCATCTTAGCCCATCGGTCGGCTTCCGGGCCATTGTCCTTGTTCATGCCCGCGTAGAGATGCTTGGCCCCGCTGTTGGCGAGGTAGGTGCATTCTGGGTGGGCAATCATCAAATCCCAGCGCTGCCCATAGGCAGCGGCTATCGCATCGCCATGAATGTGGAACTGGCTGCCGTCATCGGCCGGTTGGATATCGCAGGACCAGGCGTCGTGGCCACGCTCACGAAAAGCGCGGCGGACAGCACCCGAACACTCGCAGGCGACGAGAACACGCATTCAGACAGCCCCCGCCCTACGCGCCACGTCTTCAGGGCTGCGCATGGTGTAGCGAACGGCGTGGTATTCATCGCCGCTGAGCTCGATGTAGCCGGGACGCGCGCTCTGACGGGGCTTCTTCCAAGCGGTGAACGCCTTGCGGGCTTCCCAGCCAATCATGGCCGCGCCGATAGAAACGCAGACGAGCAACCAGACGATTTCGTTGAAGTGCTGTTCCATCTACTCGCCCTCGTTTTCGTAAGGTGCGTTCCAGCCGGGTATCTGGCGGGCTTTGCTGCCGGAGGTGATGCGTTCGTGCGCGTCTCGGATGTCGCCGTCCCATTCGCGCGATGCTGCGATGATGCTCTCGCACCGGTTGCGCTCTGCCTGGATAGCCTTGGCGATAGCTTCGAGAACATCGGCCTTGAACGGCGCGCGTTGGGGCATGGCCTCTACAGCGGCAGCAGCGGTTGTCAGGATATCGGCGGGCATGTTCTTGAGCATCTACTCGTCCTCGCCTTTGAGCTGCTTGTGAACGCGGTTGCGCTCGGCAAGGATGGCCGCGACGGCAACACGAACCAGAGGCGTCTTATCGTGTCCGCCAAGACGTATGCGGTCGTGGGTTTTGAAGTCGTCCGGTGGCGGGCATCCAATGACGGCTTCACGGGCGGCACACAAAACTGCTGCGTCAACTCGTTCGTCGCTCATATGGTCGCTCCATGAAGACGGGTCGCGGCACGGACTTGGGGTTGGTTTTCGAGGAACGTCCGAGCCATGCCGCTCATCGAAGGCGCACAGGACGAGAGAAGATCGCGCGAGTGTTCACGCCCTTCGATGTTGAGATTTGCGCCCCTGACGACCTGGAGGAGGAAGCCGCCAGGGGCATTCCACGTCGCCGGGAGGAGCGAGCGCGTGGATGGGTGATTGGTGTGGAGAGGCATGGGTCAGCGCTCCCCGGCTTCGGAGAGGATTGCTGCTGCAATGCGCTGGCCATGGCGATACCAGCTTGGTCCGAATGCATAGGCGTTAGTTTCCGGGCCTACACCCTCGGAGCGCGCTATCTCGGCCGCGCGCTTCATGCCTTCTGCGAAACAGCCGTTCAGATGACCTGCGATGTAGTCACGCATTTCGGCATGCGACATCGGTGCGCTCAAGACGTGCGCCATTTCACGCGCGAGTTCCGCCCTATCTTTGCTTGGGGTGCCGGTCATGCGCTCGTTCCGGTCGGTGTTCTCGCTCATGACGAGGCCTGTTCGATGGAGGGGGTATGAGCGGGAGGGGTGGGAAGAGGCATCCAGTGCGTGAATGTGTCGGCTTCGAAGTTGTCGCCAGCCTCATATGCTTCGGCGTAGCTATCGCGGACGTACGGGTCATAAGTGTCGTCAGGCCACACCCACAACTGCGCCTCAGCGTTCCATGCGACGAAGACGAGCGGCGACGAAGTGCCGAAAGTGGACGGCTCACGATAGGCCAAGATTGGCGTCCCGTTCTTCGGCGCGGTCTCAATCGGCTTCCAGGTGTTCTCGCTCATGCGATGGCTTCCTTTCCGGTAGTGGTGGGGAGGGAAATGCTCATGCGGCGTTCTGCTCAAAATCTTCCGATTGAACCGAACCAGACCGATCGACGCCGCTTTCGAAGATCCACTGCCGAAATTGAGAAGGCTCAACGTGGGACTTGATGAACTCAAGCAAAGCGCGATCACGAGCGGATTGCAGTTCTTCCCGCCGCGCGCGCTCAATGCGTCCGCGCTTATGGGTGATGAGTTGCAGCGCCGTTCTCTTATATTTGAGCGAACGCCTGGCACGAGCAGGCCACGTCGGGTCCGAGAAACGGCAGACGCCGAGAGCCTTCAACTCCAGCTCGTACTCAATCTCTGCGACGGCCGACTGGAGATAGGCATAGGCGTCGTTGCAGTCTTCGACTGTTTCGATTTCATCGACAGACCAACCAGCCGCGATTTCGATGTCGGGGATGAAGATGTCCTCGAGGTGCTGGCTCTCGCTCATGCTGCGGCTTCCCCTTGGCGTGTTGCGCGGGCGGGGTCCTGCTCATGAAGCGAGCTGATGTAATCCGGCAGTTTCCCGTCGCGAAGCAGGCGGCGGAACATCACGCGGGCGGCGAGGCCATACCCGGCATGGGTCTGCGCTTTCGCGGAAATCTCGAACGTCTGGAGCGAGCCGTATCCGAGCTCGGCGTATGCACGTTCACGCCCGCCGAACTCTTCGACAAGCTCATCGAACGGGAGCTTGGGCGACGGGCCTTCGTCCTTCGGCAACCAAAACGGCTGCCGGCGCGATGCGTCGATGATGAACTGCCAGATGGGCGGCGAGGACTTGAACCAACCACGCTCAATGCGGATCGGATCGAAGCACTGGAGAAGAATGGCTTCTCCGAGGAAAGCGCCCTTCAACTGCAACATCATTTCGATGCCACCGGGAAGCCAAGTCCCCAAGGTCCGCTTGCGGGCATTCACGTCGGCAGATGCGCCGATGCGGATAGGTCCGCCATTCGTGGGCTGGGCGACGTAAATCATGCCGCCACCGACCGACGCTTGGCCTCGTCCGCCTCAATCCAGTCCATAACGCGCTGGAAGCTCTCGATGCGAAAATTCCGGCCGTTCTTCACCTCGGCCAGAAACTTGCTGTCGTTGACGGCTTCTTTCGACATGCCCGAAAAGCTCAGGCCGTATCGACTTGCGTGCGCCTCCGCTCGTTCAAGGAGCTTCTGGCGGATGAGGTCGGAGGTGATGTGCTTCGTCTTCATAACCCCATATGGCGGGACGCATCCCGAAAAGTCAAGGGACGCATCCCGCTACCGTCAAAATATTTTTCATGGGATGGAATCCCGCATGAATGACGCGATGCACAAACGAATCAAGGAACGGCTTGAAAGCCTTGGGATGTCCGCAGCGGCGGCTTCAAGGAAGGCCGGCCTGTCGCCCGACTTCATTCGGGACATGATGCGGAAAGGTGCTAGGCCAGGAGCGGAAAACCTCGCCAAGTTGGCGAAGACGTTAAAAACGTCGCCCGAATATTTACTCCAAGGTAACGAGCCAACGCGGACCATAGACGTAGTTGGGATGCCGGTGATCGGGGTAATCGAGGCGGGGCAGTTTCGAGACATCACGCTCATCAATCAGGACGAAGAGTATCCGATGGTGAACGTCGTGCAGGACGATCGCTTTCCGCATGCTCGGCAATACGCGCTGAGGGTGAGCGGCGATTCGATGAACAAACTATTCCCGGATGGCAGCTACGCGATTTGCGCGGAGTTTGCCGATACTGGCATGCGCCTGAAGGACGGCCTGGTGCTGCACGTCGAGCGCTACATCGCAGGGACGCACCTCGTGGAGACGACGTTGAAGCAGGTCGAAAGCTCGAACGGAAAGCGCTTCCTTGCGCCGCGAAGCACTAATCCTCGTCACAAGCCCGTCGAGATAACCGAAGACACCGACTTGTCCGAACTCAAGGTGCGCGGCCTCGTCATTGGCAGCTACACTCCCCAGCATTTCGGCTTCTGAGCATTGCGTCTAATTTTTAGACGGTAGATATACGGTCCTTATCTTTCTTCTCTAAGAGTTAGATATAGAGACCATATATCTTGCGTCTAATTTTTAGACTCAATGGTTTTGCGAGGGCGCTTCCCGTTCGGCGGGTTCTTTCGCACTTTGGCGACGAACGGCTTCGTCCGCTCTCTCACCCACTTCTCATCCCCCATGAACGGCATCGTGTAGATCTGGCTCTCCGCGTGATAGCGGGTGATGAGCAGGAAGCCGGCTTCCTCAAGCTCGACTAGCGCGGTCGCCAGCGTCGTGCGGCTCATGTGCGCGTGCTTCGTCAACCAGGTGTAGCTGGGCTTCAACTCTTCCCTCGCCTCTGGCTGAAAGAACGTCGCGAATAGCAGGCCGACGCGCACCGCGCTCGCGCCCACTTCATTGCACCGCGCGAGCTCGTAGAGCCAATCGACGCGGTTCTGGTTCCATCGCTGCACATAATCCATCCCTCGCTTGTAAGGGAACGGTCCCGTTCGCGCAATCCAAATAATCGGGATTGGTCCCTTGACGCGGGATTTGTCCCGTGCTTATCTGTTCTGGACAAAGCGAGCGGCCCCGACGACTTCCCGCCGCTCTCAACACCGGGAGAACCGAAATGCACGCAGACCTGAATGACCACCCCTTTTCCACGCAGTCCGTCGAAGCAGAAAGCGGCGTCTGCCACAGCGAGCGTGCATGGCTCCGCTTCTGCGACGAATGCGAGCGCCTTCTGGGCCATAGCCTTGACGGCTGCGACGACTTCACCGCCCGCGCTAACAACGTCGGGTGCGGGTACTCGATCGATGAGGCGTTCGTCGCCTTCGAGGGATGCGAAACGGCAGAACAGTACGTCGCCAGTGTCAAGCGCCGCGAGCGCTACGACGGCGGAGCATTCGTCCGCGAAGCCTGAGCCTTCCGGTCTCCCCTCTTCGGAGGGGTTTCCCGAATGCTCCGAGCGGTTCGCCGCTCTCAACACCACCGGCCAAGGGCCAGCAGGGAGAACCAGATGACGCCTAAGCACCCCGACATTCATGTTCAACTGACCGGCGAAGATGGCAACGCATTCTTCATCATCAGTCGTGTGCGCAAAGCACTTAGCCGTGCGGGCGTCGAGCAAGACGAAATCAAGAGCTTCTCTGACGAAGCCATGAGCGGCGACTACGACAACGTTCTTCGCACCGCCATGAAGTGGGTGTCGGTCGCCTAGCCGCGCCTTCCAGCGCACCCCCTCACCCAGACAGACGGAAATGGAAGGACAGACAGATGAGCCGTTCTGGATATTGCGACGACATAGACGACCAGTGGGCGCACATTCGGTGGCGCGGCGCGGTTTCAAGCGCAATCCGTGGCAAGCGCGGGCAGGCTTTTCTCACTGAAATGGCCGAAGCTATGGACGCCCTGCCGGAGAAGAAGCTCGTGGCAATGGAGCTTGAGGCGAACGGCAGCGTCTGCGCTATCGGCGCAGTCGGCAAAGCGCGCGGCGTCGATATGTCGAAGTTGGACCCTGAGGATTATTCGCGGGTCGCCTACACGTTCGGCATCAGTGACGCGCTGGCCCAAGAAATCGTCTTCATGAACGACGAGGCCGGTTTCTACAAAGAGACGGAAGAGCAGCGCTTTGAGCGGATGCGCTCTTGGGTGGCGAGCAATCTTCGCAAGCCTGCCGAAGGTGCCTCATGAGACGCCTTCTTTTCCTCATCGCGGTTGTGGCTATCGGCGTCGGTGCCTTGGACGACATCCCGCACATGCCGAAGACGGAGACGGTTCGATGAAGCCGCGCCCGCTTGAAGAATGGCACGAGGAAGACGGCGATGTCGTCTGGTGGTGCTGGCAAGACGGCCAGTGGCTTGGTGAGCCCGCCTATATCGGCAGCCCGCTTTGCCTTGGGCTGACGGTCGAATGCCACACTCAGGCGCAGAACGGCGAAACGCCCGCTGCCCGGTTCGAGGTCGGCGGCTGGCCCGGATACCACACGCACTGGACGCCTCACCCGGACTTTCCAGAGCCCCCGCACATGCCTTCCATTCACCCATCAAGCCAGCAGTAGGAGACGACGACAATGACCCGTCACATCTTCACAGCGCAGATCGTAGACGACCAGTTCGGCGCGATTGTCATCCCCGACATTGAGGCGGAACTGACAGTCGATATCGACCACGGCGACGAGCCGGAAGTCACCGTCACGGGCGTCTGGATCGAGGACGCGAAGCGGCGCGGGTTCGTCAATATCACGCGCAGTTCCGACAAGCTGCTTCGTCTCATCGCTGCGGAAATCATCCGCCAGGCTGACGAGGACGACGCGTGGAAATGCGACGTGCTTAAGGCCGAAGGATATCAGTGGCGCGGGCTTGGGGCAAACGACCCCGACGCCCATTGGCATCAGGTGGCGTTCTGATGTCCGACTTTGACGCCTACGAGTTCGCCAACATCGAAGCCAGCAGAATGAGCGCGAACCCCATCAAGCGGTTTACGTTGCCAGATAGCGCATCTGACGGTGCAGGCGTCGATTTTGTTCAGATCCACCGCAGCGCCCACCGTGGAGGTGACTATAATCTGGCACTCATTGGCTACGGCTTTGAAGCTAGCCGCTACCTGACACGCGACGAGATGGAGCAGCTTCGTGACTGGATTGTGATCGCCCTCGCCAATGAGGCCGCGTCATGAGCCCGCTTGATATTCACGAGCTGTCGACTATCGAAGCCAGCCGCATTGAACGCGAGACGTGGGAACTTCCCGCTGCTGTTCGCGCTCGCTTTGCCGACCATGCCTTGAGCGTTGGCCGTGCTGATGTCGCCCGCGAATTTCTCACCGAACCCGAGGCTGAGCGCATCGTCGCTGAGGCCAGCAATCAGATGGAGGCCGCGTAGATGCCACAGCACCGACAACTCGAAGACAAGTTCATTCTGCGCATGCCAGACGGCCTTCGCGAGCAGATTAAAACTGACGCGAAAGCCAACAGCCGAAGCATGAACTCGGAAATCCTCGCTCGCCTTTCAGGGCAGCAGCGCACCCTTCGCGACGAGTTCGCCGGGCGCATTGCCGCTGGGTGCGTCTCTAACCCCGACACGCGCGCCGGGAGCGGAGACCTCAGGGCATTCGACGCTACGATAGCGCGTCGTTCTTACGAAATGGCCGATGCGCTACTCGCTGCACGCGAGGCGAAGCCATGAACATCCGCGCCCACTTCCCCATTCCCGGCGAACAGCTCGTCTCGGAAGCAAGGCAAGCCCGCTCGGATAGGGCTGCATCCATCATCCGCGACTGCATCACGCTTCTTCGCAACAGCCATCGCCGCTCGTTCGAATACAAGGCGCAGGCTCTGGATTATCCGGTCGGCTCTGAACCCTTCAATCGCTACCGCAAATGGAGCGACGAGCAGCGCACCAACATGCGCAGGGCTATCCGCGAAATCCGCATCGAAAGGACGCACCTGTGAGCTTTATTCAAGCAGACGCCGCGAACGTGAAGGCAGCGATTGCCGACATGATGGCGCAGTTCCCCGAACTGGCTGACGACTCCGAGTTGCGGGCCGACATGTTCGAAGGCGAAACCGACCTCAACCGCGTCATCGACAAGGCCATCCGCGAGAAGTTGGATGCCGACACGATGGCAGCGGCCATCAAGGAACGCGTGTCCGACCTCTCCGAGCGCAAGCGCCGCCAGGAGCGTCGTGCCGAGGCCATGAAGGGCTTGGTCAAGAGCCTGATGCTCGCCGCCGACTTGCCAAAGGTTGTCCTTCCTGACGCCACGGTGAGCATCACCAAGCCGCGCACGAAGGTCAACGTCACCGACATTGACGCTCTGCCGCAGGGGTTCTTCGTGACCGAGCGCAAGGCGAAGTCTGCCGAAATCAAGACCGCCTTGGAAGCGGGCGAACAGATCCCCGGCGCCGAACTCGTGCTGGGCGAAGAGAGCATCATGGTGAGGACGAAATGACCGAAAACCTCGCACTCTGGGAGAAGCTGGGAAAGACTGACCCGGCCCATACGAAGGGCTTCAAGCGCGGCGGTGGGTTCACCGGAACCGCTATCAAGCCGATGTGGTCCTACAAGCGCATGACTGAAGAATTCGGGCCGTGCGGGACTGGCTGGGGCGTGGGCGAGCCATCCTTTCAGGTCGTGCCGGGACCGGAAGGCGAAGTACTTGTCTTCTGCACCGCGTCGATTTGGTACGGCAGGCCAAACGAAGAGCGCGCGACGGTCTACGGCGTGGGCGGCGACAAGGTTGTCGGCAAGAACAAGTTCGGCCTCAACAGCGACGACGAGGCTTTCAAGAAAGCCTTTACCGACGCCATCACGAACGCCCTGAAGCTCATCGGCGTGGGCGCTGATGTGCACATGGGCCTGTTTGACGACAGCAAATACGTCAACACGCTCAAGCAGGAATTCACGGACGAGAAGCCAGCCGATAAGCCGAAGCCAACCAGCGCCGCTGAAATGAAGCGCGGCCTTGAGGCTATCGACCAAGACCTTCTCGACTGCCCGACCATCGCGGAAGTGAACAAGTGCGCCAAGATTTGGGCATCAATCATGGACCGCGATGAGTGGACCAAGGACTACCGCGAGATTGCGGCTCCGAAGTTCAAAGCACGACGCGATGCAATCAACAACGAACAGAAGGAAGTTGCCTGATGAAGGCTATCGTAATCGCCGGCCGTCTCGGCAAGGACTCCGAACTCCGCAGGACACAGAAGGGCGATGCCGTTCTTGGCTTCTCCGTTGCCGTCGATGATGGCTATGGCGACAGCAAGCGCACGCTCTGGTTCGAATGCAGCTTATTCGGCAAGCGCGGACAGTCACTTGAAGGCGCATTGACCAAGGGCAAACAGGTGACCGTCTCGGGCGATTTTTCCACCCGCGAATATGAGGGCAAGACCTTCATGACCGTGAACGTCAACGACGTGACGCTTCAGGGCGGCGGCAACGAGCGCCAGCAGCAGACGGCGAAGTCATCCTATGACGAACCCGACAACCGTTCGACAGCCGAAGCGCTGGACGACGACCTGCCATTTTGAGGTGAGCCATGGGCCGCGCGCTTCTCGTCATCAACTCAACCGCCGAACGCCAGAAGGCCGCTGCTTGGGTGCAGCAAGCCCCCTGGGGAACGCGCATTGAATACAAGGGGCCGAAGCGCACCCTGCCCCAGAACGACCGCCTGTGGGCCATGCTGACGGACGTAGCCACGCAACTGACGTGGCACGGCGTTCGCCTCACGCCCGACGACTGGAAGCTCATGTTCCTCGATGGCTTGAAGCGCGAACTGCGCATGGTGCCGAACATCGAGGGCAACGGGTTCGTGAACTTGGGACGCTCTTCGTCCGACTTGGACAAACAGGAGATGAGCGACCTTTTCATCATCATCGAAGCGTTCGGCGCAAAGCATGGCGTCACGTTTCACGACCGTCAGGAGCGAGCCGCATGAGCCTCCCCCTCACCGCCCCTAGCTCTGTCCGCCGCTCTAAGAGGCGGTGCGCGCAGTATGTCGAGACACACGAGCAGCTTCGACGCGAAGTCGAGATTATGCGCCAGTCCGATGGCCTTGGAGCATGGCTTGCCGATGCCCTTGAGGCTGAGATGGGCTGCTTTGATGCGGAGGCGGCGGCATGAGCCAGGATGTCGGCACCACGAAGCGTAAGGCCATGTCACCCACGCGGCGGTTGCGCATCTGGGAAGCGCACGGCGGGCAATGCTGCATCTGTCAGGGCAAGATAGACGGCGTTCGTGAGCGCTGGATTGTCGAGCACGTGCGCCCGCTCGCTCTGGGTGGTGAAGATGCAGACACGAATTGCGCGCCGGCTCATGAGGCGTGCGCCTCGTCCAAGACGAAAGCCGACATCGCCCAGATTTCCAAGGCCAAGCGCCAGAAGCAAAAGCATATCGGCATCAAGGCCAAATCAGGCCTGTCCCACCCATTCCTGAAAAAACGCATGGACGGCACGGTCGTTGACCGCCGCACCGGAGAGGTTTTGTGATGACCACCCCTGCCCCGAATGACGACCTGGTGCGCGCCGGTCTTGAGGCCGCTTACAAGGCCAGCAGCGACTACGTGATGATCGTGGACGACCGGATGCAGCAAATGCTCCGTGTCGCCATCCGCGCATATCTCGCGGCGTCTGAGCCAGCCCAAGCCGAAAGGATTTCGGTGCTGGAGCGGGCGCTGGGGCCGTTCGCAGCCGAGGCTGACGCGCGGAAGAGCAAAGACTTGCGTGGTGCGGTTTGCTTCAACCAGTCGCTGCTCATCGCCGCCCGCGCAGCCCTGAAAGGAGCCCGCTAATGGACAGCATCGAACAGGCGCGGGAAGCGCTGACGAAGGCCAAGAAGGTGCTTGGGCAAATCCCCGGCGACGTGGACAGCTTCGCAGCATTCGATGCCGTTGATACTGCCCTCGCCGCCCTCTCCCGTCAGGTGGAGGGGGAGCCGGTCGAGTGCCCGACTTGCAACGGCACCGGAAACGAAGGGCGAAACTCACTATGTCGGGATTGTGATGACCCATTCGCCGCCCCGCCCGTCGCTGATAGCGAAGCACTGCGGGAGCGGGTGGACGAGGACGACGCCGAAATGACATGGCGCGATCTTGCCTTGCAGTTTGACGGCCAGCGGACGCAGGCGATGCAAATACTGCGCGCGATCCGCGACGGCCACGACATGAAAGACATGGTTGCCGAGTTCGTCGCCGCACCGCCGTTGTTAGGCGAGGAAGTCCTCGCTGCTCGCATAGCCCGTCTCGCACAAGCCGGGTGCGGGCCAGCGTCGGATTATCAAAACCCCATTCGCAACGATAAGGGCGACATCGTCGCTTACCGAGACGAAGCAGGAAACGTCGGGTGGGTCGGAACGCTTAAGGCCGAGGGCGGGCCAGCGGTGACGGAAGCGCGCGACAAGGTGTTGGCTACCTTCACCTACAAGATGGCCGTCGAAACGCGCGCGTCCACGAATTACGCCGTACAATTCTGCGCAGCTTTCGCGTCTGCCCTCGAAGCCGCCCTCCATCCCCAATCGGCGGCAGGGGAGGAAGGGAAGCCATGAAGCGCGTCGTTTTCACCAGCGAAGCGAGCGCTGCACTGTGCAAGGCGCTTCGCATCCACACGTGGATTGACACCACGTCCTACACCTCGTTGTTCGGCATTCAGGCACGGCTTGCCCCAAGGCAGTGGGCGCATGTAGCCGCCAATGGTGCGCCGCTGCTATTCGACACAGAAGCCGAAGCGCGCCGCAAGATGGGCGACCTGTTGGAGCGCCAGCCATGAAGACGGCAAGGGAGATAATCGCGGTCACGGTGGACCGAACGAACGGAGAATGGTGGGCCGACGCCATCATCGCCGCTCTCGCTGCCGAGGGGTTCAGCATCGTGGAGACAGGACGCGACCCGGTGACGATTGAGGCGTGCGCAGAGATTGCCGAGGGCGGTGTCGTGTTCGGCAACCAGAACGAGGTCTACGCCTGTGGCGATATGATGGACGCATGGGAGATGGGCGCTGACGACGCTGGCTCTTCCGTCGCCAAGGCCATCCGCTCCCTCTCCCGCTCTACAAGGGAGGGGAAGACAGAATGAGCCGCGTAAGAGCATTCACGCGCTCGGAAATCATGGACGCTGCACGTGCCGCCGCAGAGAACGGCATGTGTGCCCGCCTGACGCCCGATGGAGAAATTGAGTTCACGCCAGAGCCTCGGAAGCGCAGTATGCCGAAACCGACGCCGGAAGAGCTGCTGGAGGGGTTTCTGAATGGAAGGCAAGTTGGTGGGCGTGCATAGGGTCAAGGCCAAGCTTAAGGATGGAACCGAGGTCGAATACCACTACGCCTGGCGCGGTGGACCTCGGATGCGTTCACGGCCTGGAACGAAAGCCTTCAGCCAGGAATTCGTGCGACTGACACGCGACCGGCCTCAGAAAGTCTTGGAAGCGTCGTTCGGATGGCTGATAGACGACTATCTCAAGAGCGCGCATTACCAGAAGCTGCGGCCTAGCACCAAGCGCGATTATGACCGTATCATCGGCGCTATCAAGCTTCGGTTCTCTCCCATGCCTATCGGTGCAATAGAGGCGCGTGGCGCGCGCAAGGCGTTCAGCGACTGGCGAGACACTATGCGGGACACGCCGCGCTCTGCCGACATGCACATGGCCGTTCTGGCGCGCATTCTGTCTTGGGCGAAAGACCGCGAACTCATATCGAAGAACCCGCTAGAGCGGATATCGAAGCTCCACAGCGGCAGCCGGAAGGATGTCATCTGGACGCCCTCCCAGATCGCCGCAATCATGAAGGCCTCGCCTCACATCGTTGACGTGGTGAAGATTGCGCTCTGGACTATGCAGCGGCAAGGCGACGTTCTGACCATGCCGACGCTGGCGCATTCTGACGACATGCTCTGGATTGTGCAGGGAAAGACCGGAGCACGCGTTCGCGTCCGGCCGGCAGATGAATTACAGCCGATCCTGACGCGGGCGAAGGAAGCCAACCGCCAGCGCGTCCTCGTGAACAGCTACGGGCAGAATTGGACTTCAAGCGGCTTTCGCGCGTCGTGGCGGAAGGAGCTGGCTCGCCTCAAGATTGAAGGCGTGACGTTCCACGATTTGCGTGGAACCGGCATCAGTTACGCATATGCTGGGGGGATGGATATCGAGCGGATCGCTGAGATATCAGGGCACTCTAAGGGCGAGTGCGAAGCGATAATCCGCAAGAACTACCTGGCGGGCGGCGACGTGATCGAGGCGATCAGAGCAGGAACAAGAGTGTAAAATGACGGAAGTCTGTAAAACGGCTTTCTGGAAATGACCCGCAAAGCCTTGAAAATGGTGGGTGATGTAGGGATCGAACCTACGACCCGCTGATTAAGAGTCCCCGCGCAAGTGCAATGTTTTCCGCGCGTTGATATGCTGATGGGTGTAAAATGTCGGCCAGAAAGACTCAACGAAATCAGTGGTGCCCGAATCAAATTGTAAAACGGGAAGCCCTTCCCCTTGCCTATAGGAGAGCGCTGATGAGAGATTACACAGTCGCTGAAATCGAAGAGCTGCGCACTGCTCTCGCCAATAAAATGCTTTGGGGCCGATATGCGCTTGGCGTCATTGGTGCGTCAGGCGAGCACACAATGAATAGGGTGAACCCTGTTGCGGTCGAGGCTCAAGTTCAGACGCACATGATGGCGGGCCATACGGCGGAAACCCTTCTGAGTGAAGAACGCCAAGCTCAAGCCGCGTGGGAAGCGCAATTTGCGCAGGCTTGAACGCCACGGCACCCTCGTCCTCTTCGCTGCCCTTATCGTCGCTCTATGGGCAGTGGGAGAGTGGGTGCTGGGGCTGCTCTAGTCCCGCTTGTCCCAGCGCAGCGTCGAGACGGCGTTCATCGCCAGTTCCATCGTCTCAATCCATGACAGGTCGCAGATCGTCTTGCCGTCCACGACCAGCTCACGCCGGCACACTTTGCCGTCCAGCATCGTCACGCGAATATGCGCCTTCGTCATGGCCTTCTCTTTCTAAGGTAGTAGCGCGCGACACGCCAGCGAATGAAGATGGAGATGAGCCGGTCAAGCATTGACCGCCACCCGCTGAATTTCGCCACGGAACTTGTGATAGGTAATCGCCTGCATCTGCGCTCGGGCGCTGTAGGCATGGCTCACGGCGTAAGCATCGCGCTCCGCTACGGCGCGCAACTGCTCCCATTTCATGCCGCCGATGTCCTGGCTCTTGTGGTGGTGGAGGTGTCCGGTGAACAGGAAGCGATGCTTCGTGCGGCCCCAGATTTCCGAATACTCGTCGGCCACGAAATGAACGAGCCGGTCGGCCTTGGCCTTGTCGCCGTGATGGCCGGCAATCATCACCTTTCCGAACTCATGGACGAAGAATTCGCCAGGCTTCTTGTGGACGATGACTCGTGGGTTATCCCGGTAGCGCTCGGCTATCGAAAACAGGATCGCGAGGTAGATCGTGGAATTGTGGTTTCCGGGAAGAACGACGACGCGGACTTCCTGGTGCTTTGTCAAAGCGCTTTCAACGGCTGAAGCGAGAGTGGCAACGCCGATTTCCAGCGTGCGGAACATGCGCGTATCGACATCCAGAACATGCTTCGAGGTAGGCGTCTGGTTCGTGTCGTCATTGGCATGGAAGTAGTCGCCCACGTCCATGATGATGCCCGTATGAGCCGCAGGAGAGGCCGCTACGCATTGCGCGACCCAATCCTTCACCCGCTCAGCGGCAAGGTCCGTGTCGTAGCTGGAGCCCGTTTCATGGTGCCAGGAACGCAGGCCGATATGGGCGTCGGCAATCCCGTAGACCGTGCATAGCTCGCCAAGGACGATTGCGGGCGCTTCGACAGGTGTAGCAGGGACGATGTCCGCAAGGGCTGCTTTGATGCGCTCGACAATCTCAAGCGGGTCGGGTTCGCCCTGCTTCGTCTTGACCCATTGAGCTGAGACGTTGCCGTTCGCGTCGAGTAGTGCGGAGACACCCTTGACGGTGTGCCCTTCAGGAAGGCTGAACGGGCCACGGTCTTCTGCCGGCTTCTGCCTGACGTATTCGCGGGTAAGATTGCCGTGCGGGTCCAGAACGGACGTTGTGGCGACAATCTCGAAACCGGGCATGACCGGCTTGCGGTTCACCAGCCCGCGTGCGGTTGCCATCATGAGATGGCGGCGAAGGGTGGCTTCCGATTTGCCGGTTGCACGAGCAGCATACGAGGCGGTGCCGTGCTGCTGGATGATGTCCACGCTCTCAAGGAGCGCTTCGTCTGTCATTGGCGGTGTCGGCATTCAGACACCACGCGCCATCAGGTCGCAGATGACCGAGGACGGAACGCCGAAGCTCATCCCGACATAGGAACCGCCCATTCCGACCGGAGCGATGCGGGCGCCAACGAAGATGGCGATGACGCGGTTCTTGGCGTCGTAGACCGGGCCACCGGAAATGCCAGGGCCACCCGAGATGTCCATGACGACGACCGACTTCCACGGCCCCATGGAGCGCGTCTTGCCTGATAGCCAGCCCCGGAACGAGATGAACTCGACACCGAGCGGGCTGCCGCGCGCAACGAGGCTCGTCCCCTCGGGAATGTCGCCACAGGCAAGCGGAGAAAAGGACAGGCGGCTGGTGCGCTCGATACGCACGAGGGCCACGTCATAGACCGTATTGACCCAGAGCACTTCGCCCTTGCGGGTGATGCCTCGATCGTCCACAATCTTCGCCGTGGTTTCCTTGCCGATGACATGGGCGGCGGTGAGAATGTAGCCCCGCCCGATGTGGACGCCGGAACCTTGGCCCATCTGCATCGTTACACGCACGACAGGGCCGGCCTGCGTCAATGGGACGTCGATGGTCTTGTTCACCGCCACATAGGCAGCGAACGCGGCAAATAGGACGAGGCCGCACAGCATCGCCATGGCGCGCATGTTTTTCATGGCGCTTTCCTTTTCTGGAACGAGGGAAAGGGTCGTGTCTAGGACCGGGGATTTGGGCGCTTGGGAGAGTGGTCGAATGCCCGGTCCAGTCGCTCATTGAGGCGGTTGATGGCCTCAAGGATTTGCTCGGTGCTTTCGCGATGGCCTGATTTGGAGACGTAGGTTTCCGCAACATGCACACGAAAAGCGCTTAGTTCTTCACGAGCTAGGGAAGCGCTCGCTTGAGCCGCAGAAGCCAAGACGGCGCTGTCCTTCTTCGCCGTGTCCACCTTGCTCTCAATCCTCCACCAGATGCCCCAAAGGGTGCCTGAGACGAGAATGAAAAAGCCGATCGCGGCCATGAGTTCGTTGGTCATTTGCGCCCCCGAATTGCCGACGCAATCGCAGTGACGCTTTGCCCAACTACCTGAACGCCGAAGAAGGAAAGAAGGATTGCCCCCTGCCAATCATCGAAGGGAGCCGGGAATGCCGGTATGCGCCAGCCAAGCTTGAAGCACGTGTCGAGCGTGACCAGCAGGAGATGAAACGAGAAGCAGCCGGCGATGATGAAGGTGACCAGCCGCATTTCCCAGAAACCCGCCGTTGCCATGCGGATTTCCGTTGCCTGCTTTCTCGCCTCTATCTTCGCCTCGATGTCCTTGGCGACCAGATCCGCGACAAGCCGTTGCCCGTCGTTCCTGGCCGATAGCCGCGCCTCGTATGCCTTGGTGAGTTGCCCGACCAGATCACCTGTGATCCATCGGATTATCGCGCCCCACACGGTTCAGACGCTTTCGTTCCGAACGCCATAGACGCCCGCAGCAGTGAGGGCCGAAACGACCAGTTCGAGCACGACCGTATCGAGGCCGAGGATTTCGATTTCCAGATAGCGCAGTGCCATCAGGGCAGAGACGCCCGCCAGTGCAGCCACGAATTTCCGATATGGAGCGAGCATCAGCGTTCCTTTCCGAACAGCTTGAGGATTGCGGCGATGATTGAGGCCCAGAAACCGCCACGCGGGGCTGCTGGAGCGGGTTTCGGGGTTGGACGGGCTGGCGTGTCCACGCCGTAGCCTTCGGCCTTCAGGAGGGCGTCGTAGCGCTTGGCGATGTCGGCAATCTCGGCCGCCTTGTCCTTGCCGTTGATGATGCGGCGCGCGTTGACGAAATCGGACTTCTGAAGCGTCATGTAGTCGGACAGCTTCTTGCCGGTGAACCAGCCGTCCCGAGAGCCGACAACGAGGATTTCCGCCGCATACTTCGGCTCAAGCAGCTTCTTCGGGTTGTTGACGAAATCGACGCCCAACTCGCGGGTGGCGCGCTTGTAGTTCTCCAGCCAGGTTAGCTGGGCGTAGCCCATCCCGACGTAGGGGTAGTATTTCTTCGACCGCAGATACTTTTCGCCGCCATACTCGCGAACCGGCTTCATGGTTCGGGCGGTTTCCCACGCGGTTGTAGCCAAAACATATGCGGCTTGGTTTCTTAGAAGGCCATGCTTCTTGCAGGCGTCAATAATCAGCCGAGTGTCGCCAATCTCTAGGTTCAAAAATCCGTCTCCTATTGATGCTGTCGCCCAACTCTGATAAGCATCTTCGGATGAAGACGATAGAAGAGCGCCTGTGGGCGAAAGTTGAAGTGCGAGGTGAGGACGAATGCTGGCCTTGGTTAGGCTACAAGCATGCCAATAGTGGACATGGACAAATTGGTCGGGGCCGTCGAGGCGAAGGCCAAACCTACGTCCACATCGTTTCATGGGAGGTAGCGAACGGTGCCAAGGTTCCGGAAGGCATGTGCGTTTGCCATAGTTGCGACCACCCGCCATGCGTGAACCCGAAGCATCTGTTTCTTGGTTCGAAAGCGGACAACACGGCAGATATGGTGAAGAAGCGGCGTCATAAGTTTGGGCAAGACGCGCCTTGGGCTAGGCTTACCGATAGTGACATCCTTGCTATCCACCATCGTTACGAACAGAAGGCGACCCAGCAGGAAATCGCCCGCGAATTTAAGGTCTCTCGGTCCCTTGTGGGACTAATCCTTCAAGGGAAGCGCTGGCCACATTTAGCAGTCGCGAGGACGTATGCCGCCTGATTGCGCAGGAGCCCATGCCGCTTGCAGCATTCGATGATCAGGCGTGTGTCGCCGAGCGCCAGGTTCATAGGCACTTCCTTTTTCAGTTGTGGGAGAAGCGCGTCAGCTTTTGGGTTGTCGTTAAAAGAATGACGGCCTAAGAGTTCTCCAAACGGAGAATTCAGATGAAGAAGCTCGCAGCGGTGTTCGCCACCGTTATCGCCATTGTTGCTCTCGCGGGCTTCGCGAAACCTCAAATCATCAATGCCGGCGACTTTCTGGTTCGCCAGCCGCTTCTCAGCATCCGCGCCGAAATGGCAGCGATTACATCCGAGGTTTCGACCCTTCGAGCCGAGATGGCGGTTGCATTGGCCCCACCTCCGCCACCCGCCCCTATGCAAGTGCAAGAGGTTGCCGAACCGGCCGTGAGCGATGGGTGGGAACTGGTCACTGATGACGCCCCATTCCGCCCCCGCGATGGGTCTTTCGTCGCGTCCTTCAAGGGCTACCTTTGGCTTGGCAATGGCTGGCCGGGTTCTTCCGACAACATGCCGACTTCAATCTGGCGTTCCCGCGACGGCAAGGATTGGGAGCGTGTCGTTGACAATGCCCCGTGGAAGGGCCGGCACATCGGCAACTTTGTCGTCCTCAATGACCGCATGTACATGTACGGCGGCGACAACATGACCGACGTCTGGTCATCCGCCGATGGGATTAACTGGCAGCTCGAAATAGCAGAGGCACCGTGGGGCAAGCGCTATAACCCCTACATGGGCGCGTTCAACGGCAAGCTCTGGCTGATGGGCGGGCAGAACGAACACTGGACCGGCGCCTATAATGATGTCTGGTCTTCTGTGGATGGCAAGACGTGGGTGCGCGAGGTTGAGAACGCGCCGTGGCCGCGTCGTAGCCTAGTCTCCGGGTTCGCGGTTCACGACGGGCACATGTGGGTTATGGGCGGCGGAAGGAAGATACCCGACCCGCGCTGCAATGGATGCGGCCAGACCATCTATGACCTGAACGATGTCTGGAAATCCGCAAACGGCGTCGATTGGGAACTCGTCATTCCCCGCGCTGAATGGGCACCCCGAACGCATATGAGTGTGGTCGGCTACGACGGCAATCTTATCGTGACCGATGGCTCTGTCGGTACGCAGGCGGGCATGTCGAGCGAAGCATGGTTCTCGAAAGACGGTATCGAGTGGCACCCTATCGGCGGCATCCCTGACCAGAAGTTCAGCCCCCGCCATGCATCAACGCTGGTTGAGCACGACGGGACGCTGTTTATGGTGACGGGCTATCTTCGCAACGATGTCTGGAAGCTGAACCCGGAAGCTCTTACCGTGCCTCCAACGCAGTGAGGCGTTTGCGCACGTTCCGTGCCTCGTGCATCAGCACGGCAACGATGCGCTCGTACATCAGGCCTTCTATGTTTTCCTTCTTGAACGAACCATCTCCGCCATAGTGGACGAGGAAGTGCAGGCCGGCGTCATGGAAATGGTCAGCCGCCAAGCCGATGTAGAGCCGCCTCGTCTCGTCGTTCTTGGCGCTATAGATGAAGCCAACCATCCCAAGCACGGCATCGACTATCTCGTCTGTGATTTCGCCCTCGACGTTCTTGTGTTTCAGCGCCGAGGTCGAGCGGGCAAGCAGGCCGTCAGTCCCCACGAACACGTTTGCGGCGGCAGCGGTCGTTTGGCTATAAACGATAGGAGAATAGAACACGCCGTCGTGCCTGATCTCGACCATCTTCGTCCCGGCGCTATTTTGCCAGATCGTGGATGTGCTGCCCGAGCTACCGCTCAACTGGATAACATTGGGGATACGGTCGGGATAGCGCGCCGTGACGTTCAAATTAGTGTCAACAAGCAGACAGTTTCGCGTCGTGATCTTGGAAACACCCGCCCCTGTGAACCCAAGGCTCACATTGTCCGAGAGCCGCACGCTGTCGAAATCGGACGCGACGACATTCGAGAACAACTCCACATGCCGCCAAATGCCGTTGATGAACTTCTGCCCCTGTCCGCCCAGGGAGGCCGACGGGCTGGAGCTGGACGACTGCGAACGGCAATTGATCCATGTCGTCCCATTGCCCTGGTCGGACACGTCGCGGGTGCTGTTCGCCTCCATCCAGACGGAGATAAAGCAGATGTTATCGCAATCCGCGCTGACGAAGATGCCTTCGTTCACGGCCTCCGGCGTACCGCCCATGAACTGACAACCGCGCGCGTTTTTGCAGTAGTAGCCGGTCCCGTTGAAGCCTTCCATGATGGCGTTGATGAACGTGCAGTCCGCCGTGTAGTAGGCCGCATCGCCATCATTATCGAGCGTCAGGCCATAGCTCGGCTCGGTCGTGAATGCGCCGTAGTTGTCGGAACAAACGAGGTTGTTGAAGACTGCGGCCACGCAGTAGCGAACATGGATTGCGTACTGCGTGCATTCCCGCGCTTCGATGTGGTCAATCCAGCAGCCCTGCGCCAGGCCGCGCAACTCAACGGCGGTCGTGATGGTCGGGCTACCGATGACGCGGACCTTGCCCATCGTCTTGAAGTCGCGGATGACGGCACCAGCCGTTTCAATCGGCGTCGACAGCTTCAAACCAACGCCGGACCCGACAAGCTGAATAACCGGCTTGCCGACGAACTGGACAGTAAGGCCATTCGCACCGAGGTTCGTATTGGCGTTGACTGGATATGCGCCCGCACCTTCCGCCATGATGATGTGCTTTGCGCCATACCCAGCGAGCGCGAGTGAGCGAGCAGCAAGAAGCGCCGTCGTGGTGGCCGAAGCATCGCCCGTATCACCGGAGGCCAGCGCGCCAAACCAACGCACGTCAAAGCCCTGAATAGCCCATGAGCCGACGCGCACCCACGCTCCAGCCGAAGCCGCAATTGCGTCAGCCTTGATGAACACGCCTTCCTGCGGGTCAGCGGTGATGTGGGCGCTATAGTCGCCAGCGCGCCAGACGAACTGCCCTTCGCGGCCAGTCTCGTGCAGGAAGGCAAACATGTCCTTTGTCGTATCGAGCGCCTTGAGAGCCGTCCGCGTCGCGATATAAACGGGTGTGTCGAGCCTGTCGCGCACGTCGTCGTAGCCTAAAGGTTCGAAGGCAGTGCCTGCTGAATTGCGATGCAGGAACCGGCTTGCCGTCGTCGGCAGGGTTTCGGCACCGTCAGACACAGCCGCATTCTCGATCCCATTCGCGTTGGCGTTCCAGCGCAGCACTTTCCCTGCCTCGGGGTCCGGGTAGGTCAGGCTCGAAAGCGAGGACGACTCCTTGAACAGGATGGCACGGTTCAGCCTTTCCTCGCGCCGCTGGATCAGCATCGTCAGCTTGTCGAGCGCGCGTTCATGGCTGGAGGCCGGGAACGGGTCCTGGTTGTTGTAGGCCGTCAACTGCGTGGTTGGCGGGTCACGAACAATAACGACGGTCGTACCGCTTGCCGGGGCCGTAACGAACGTCACCGTGCCGCCATTTGGGTTCCCCGCTCCCGAAACGGTGTAGTGCGTCCCCAGCGTCTGCACCGTATCGACGCCGGCCGAACTGCGGACGATCACGCGCAGATCGCCATTGACGAGGAAGTAGAAATTGACGCTGAACGCGGTGGTCGTGCCGTCGCCGGAATAGCTGATGCGCGAGACGCTGGATTGAACCGTCATTTAGGGATGCTCCATAGAAAAAGCCGCCTCAAAGGGCGGCTTGCGGTCAGTCGATTTTGATGATGCTATTGGGACGGGGATTTTGGAGGGCTAAGCGAAATGAAGACGATTATTGCCTTGTTGGGCGTCGGGATTGCATTGGCAGGATGCGGTTCAATTACCGTGCCGGTAGCGGTCATATCCGCCAATGGCGATGTCATGCGGGGAACCGCAACGGCCGCCATGTCCGGGGGTGAATTCCGGGCCGCCGGGGCGCTGAATGGGAGGCCGACGACCTGTGCCGGAACCTATGACGCGATGAGCACGTCGCTGACAATTTCAATGCCTGTGCTTTGCAACGATGGGCGAAAGGGCTTCGTGATCGCTACGCGCGAGTCGAACGGGGTAGATGGATCAGGCCGCGTCCGTCTCGATGACGGCACGGAGGCCGATTTCGTATTCGGCAAAGCGGCGGCTGCGTTTTGAAAGACTTTCTCCGCTTCATCATTTCCATAATGGTCTGGGCAGTCATCGGCCGGTTTGTCCTCCAAACCGGCATCGCTCACCCAATGGCAATCGGTATCGTCTGGATCGTCGGCTTTGTCTGGATCACGGGATGGGTCGCAGGCGGCGACGTGAGCTACGGCGACGAGCAGCTTAAGGTGACACTGATTGGCTTTGGTGGCGCGCTTGGCTTTGGCGCTGTTGTTGTGTCCTTTGTCGAACTTTGGAAGTTCGTTACCTGAACCAGCCCGGAAGGCCGGGGAACGCCTGCCGATCGACAAAGCTTTCCTGCCCGTAATCCGAACGGCGACGCGACTCTTGCCGGCTGAGATAGCCGGGGCTTGCCGCCTCGCGCAGCGAATTGAGAAACAAGTAATCCAGTGCCGGACGGGCATAAAACAGGTTCGCCCAAGGCGTGTTTTGCAGCCCGTAGGATAGTGCTGACGCGGCCGTCGCATCGCCATCGCGAAGCTTCAGGACGAGTTCCAATCCGTCCAGCGTCGTGCCGATGGTCGGACCGATCACCGTTTCCGCCAACCCGCCGCCAAAGCGGTTCGTCTGCGCGAACAAGAAGTCGCCATAGATGCCGAATGCACCGCCCTGCACCATGGCCGCGCCCCAAGTCTTCGGGTCAGACGGATCGCGCGGCGGCCAGTATCCGCGCGCCATGTCCTTCAACGTCATCGACGCGTATCCCGCCATCGTCATGCCGGCAACCAGCGCGCCGATATGGCCGGTCTTCTCCAAATAGGAAGCGTCTTTCCGATGCCCGAACAAGGCGCGCCCAAGCACCCGTTGCGTGAACGAAAACGGGAAGCCCTTGAACTGGCCGATGAACCGGATCGCCTCGCCGGCCACCGTGCCGGGTCGCAAGCCCAGCGTCATGGTGCGGCGGGTGCGGGCATCGACCTCAACCATGCCGTAGCTCGTCTCATCGGCCACGAACCGAAGCACGGACAATTCCAGATCGCGACGGCCATCTTCCATAATCGCCGCGCGCTTTTCTTCAAAATCGGTTTCGCGCTTGGCTCGCGTCGCATCCGACTTGGCCTCGTCCAGCTTGCTCGCCTTGCGCGCCAGTGCGATGCGCTCGCGCACCAGTGGCTCGATCGCATCGTCCGGCAATTCCCTGATCCGGTCCGGCGTGACATAGGCGGTGTCATTGACCTCCCGGAACTGCGCCTTGCGGATTGCGTCCCATTTCGTCGCGTCGATACCGTGCAGGCCCAGCACATGCCGGTAATTCGCCGGCAGCGCGCCATAGTCCGACTTAGCCCGCATTCCCATTTCCGCAGCGATGACGCGCCCCGCCGTTGCGCGATGTACGTCCGTCCACCACGACAGGCCATTCCAGCGGAAAAACTTCTCCTGAAGCCCTGCCATGCGCCCGACAGGGCCGTCTACAGCGGCGGCCGGGGCAACGATATGGCCGACCAGCCCGTCAAATCCCTCGCCCAGGATGAACGAGATTTCCGCGACCTCACCCTTGGGCCGCCCGCGTCGAAGTCCGTCAAGCTGTGCCGTCAATCCTTTGAAATACCCGCCGCCGCGAAACATCGAAGCCGCTGCCGCCGTCAGATTGTCGGACACGGATGACAAGACCGCCCCGCCCAGCTTCGCCATGGACTGCCATGCGCGAATGTCCGCTCCGATCTTTGCCGCCGTGACGCTGACCGGGCGCGATGACATGCCGGTTGCGATATCGAGCGCCTGCCGCAAGGCCCCGGCGTCCGTCTCAAGACCGGCCTGGCGCTTGATCTTTTCCTGGGGCGACAGTTTCGCGTCGTCACGAATGCGGCGCTTGATGCCATCCACCAGCGATCCGAACATCAATTCCGGGTTCGGGCCGAGCGCTTCCATGTTGGCCGCTACGCGCGCCGCTCGGCGCAAATGTGCGACCATGCCGGAAACTGTATTGCCAAAGCCGAACTCGCTGCGATAGGCAAGCGCGGCTTCCGGGTCGCGGAAATGCAGCACCCGGCTCTTGCCGAGCGATCGGGCCATGTTCGCCGGGTTGATACGCTGGCCCTTTTCCTTCGGTGTCGTGCGGTTCGGCATTCCGGTGATGATCGTGTCGTAAACATCGCCCAGGATCGATACGACCTCGCTTTCGTCCGCCGCATCCGGGAACGTCCGCTCCATGTCCAGCTTCGGCATGACCGACGCGATCCAGTTGTCCTTGCCGGCCGCGATCATCCTGATGTCGTCGTGCGTCTGAGCGCCGGCCCAGCCGTCGAGCTTTCCGATCGATGCCCCGAGCTTGTTCAGGTCCGTGCGGCTCATTTCAGCATAGGACGCGAAAATCTTCGCCACGTCCTGCGCATCGCGATTGCCGGTAATCCCGGGCCTGCCGCCTTCCTTCAGTTCGCTCATCTCGCGCATGATGTCGGCGTCGAGTCGGGGATCGCGGATCGCATGAACGAGATGTGGCTTGGTCGCCTGCAATTCGCTGAACAGTCCGCCGAGATAACGCGCCTCATAGGCAAGGTTGAGCGCGGCGACCGAATTGCGGCCGCCCTCCACTCCGCGCTGTGTGCCTTCCAAAACAGCCAGAAGCGCCTTCTTTGGCGTCATGCCGTCCCGCATGAAGCCGTCAACGGCCTGATCCAGCCGATCCCGCACCAAAATGTTCAGCGCGGCGTGGCGGCGCTGCATGGCGGCGGCAATCTTGGTACGCTCGGCTTCACGCTCGGCAAAGTCGCGCAGGCGCTCGCCCATGCCGTCGATCTTGCCTTCGGCTTGAAGCTTCTGCTTGTAATCAGACACGCGCTGGAATGCGGCGTTGATTTCCTCGCGGTTGAGACGCCCCTTGGATGCGGTATTGGCGGCGTTGAAGCAATCGGCATCAGGCGTGTATTTACGGCTCATCCAGCGGCCCCTAGATCATGCACGCGACGGCGGCACGCATTGCCTCACCGTAGGCCGCGCCGTCTTCATAGCCCCGCGTGGCGACATCCAGTTCGATACGGTCGTCGTCGGTCAGGCGGCCCTCGGCTTCCAATTGCTGCAATTCGGCTTCCTCGATAAACGACCCCGTTTCGGGATCGACGCGGTATTGCTGTGCGATGGCGCGATAGTCGTCGGCGCGGGCGATGCGAATTTCCGCGTCCGCCCTGCCCTCCGGGATCGGATCGGGACGCGGCGGCGTCGCATCGACCTTCACGCGCGACTTGCCCTTGCGGCCTCTGGTACGACGCGCCTCTGGTTCCGCCACGACATCTCTGGCCATGCGGGCTTCATAGTCTGAACGCCATGCATCAAACTCTGCCTTCTGGTCCAGGCTGGGGATTTCAAGTTTGGCCTGCACCGAACGAACAATTTGTTCGGGCGCGCGCGCCACCGCCGTACCCTCTATCTCGTCAAGCGGCCGGACGACTGACTGAAGCCGCTCGCCCATGTCCTCGATAATCTGATTGGGGGTACGTCCCTGGGCCGTCAGTGCCTCGATTTCGTTCACGACCTGCGCTTGATTGGCAATGCGCCAGTCGGCTTCGATCTCTTGCTGGTCGGGCGCAAGCGTTGCGAATGTCGGATCATCGGCATTAAGGACAGGCGGACGCTTTGCGGCCTCCGTCTCAAGCTTTTCAGCAATCCTTGCCATCGGTTCGGTGGCGTTGGGCGACAGTCGCACCTCGCCGTCATGGACAAGGCCGGCCACCGCCTCATTGAGCGCGATGCGGGCTTCCTGCGTCGTCTGAAGCGTCGCCAGCCGCTGCTCCTGTTCCGCCTTGACCTTTTCCAGCCGTTGTACGGAACGGCGGCCGAGGACGCCTGCAACGGTTCCGAACGCGCCGCCGATCATCGCCGCCGTGGCGATTTCCGACACGGTTGCCTGCCAGGATACGTTATCGCCAAACCGGGCGCGCGCATCGCGGGTGGCAATGCCGAACACCGCCGTGTTCGCCGCCGCGTCGAGCGCTGCCGTGGTCGCCGTGCCTTTCACGGTGCCAAAGCGGGCAATGTTGGCCGCCCTGACCGCTGGCCCTGCAATCGGGATATAGTTGATCGGATCGAGCGCCTGCCCGGCCAGATTGCCGACGATCGACGTAAACGGGCGCTTGACCCCGAAGTGATCGCGAACAGCTCGCACATCATACTGGGTCGCGAGCGCCGCCGCGCGGTCCTCGGTCATCGCCGCATCCCACGGAATGTTGTCGCGGAAGAACGGCGATGCTTCCCATCCCTCTTTCGTCATCGCGGGCGCGGTCGGTTCCGGCCGGTCGATGACGCCGAACCGTTCGAGAAGAGCGCGCCCCGAGGCGATGGGGTTCGGTAATGTTCCGCTTTGGCGCTGGATTCGTTCCGGCTCCGGCAAAGCCTCTAAATTGCCTTCGGGTATACGGGAACTGCGAATGGCCGTGCCGAGGCCGTAGCTTTGCACCGCCCCGCCTATGGTCTGGTCGAGCAACGTTGCGCCCATGCCCATCGGCATATCCATCGCGGCTTCAAACCTGCGCTGCGGCGACGACGCCCGATAGGTTGGGCCGCGCCCTAGACCGTGCGTTCTCACTGGCCGCCACCCATGACGCCGAAGGACGCACGGTCCTCAATGAGCCGTTGTTCAAGGTCTTCGTCCGTTACTCCAATCGGGCGCTCTTGTGCGGGCGCATCTTCGATCATGAACACGAGCGGTTCACCATCGCCGCCCTCCAGCGCCTCTCCGTCCTTGGGCAGAATGAACACAAACCCCTCATCCGCATTACGGAAGTAGCCTTCCGACAACGCCTCTTCGATGTAGTTCTGTCGTGCCGCCTCAATGACAGCGCGCGTCCCGTCATGAACCGGTGCGTCGGGCGGTGTGAATGGCGACGCTTCAAGAGCCTTGCGCACACCCGGCAACTGCCGCTCAAGCCCGCCCAGAATGGCGGCTTCATCTGCCTCCTGTGGGATCAGGATTTGCGCATTGACGGACCAGTTGCCCGACGACACGCGGACATCGCCGTAAAGGTCTTTTGCCACTGCATCGATCGCACTCGACAATCCTTCGCCCGCCCGAAGCCGAAGATGGACCGCATTGCTGATCAGCTTTTGGTCGCGTTGAGCGCGGACGAAGTTCTCGGCCGTGCCATCGGAAAGGCCGTAATAGACATCGCCGATCTGACCCACATCCATCAGGCGCGCCTGCACGGCCGCGTCGATGTTCGCGGGTGTTTCGGGTGATTTGCCGGGGAGTTTTGACGGGTCGACCATCGCCGCCTGGAACAAGCGCCGCGCTGCTGCCTCGTCGCCCCGTGCCGCCGCGTCGACCGCCCCTTCGGTGATGTCCGGCAAGCCGGCCTCGACCAGTTGGTCGAACACCGCCTTTTGCTGGTCGGGATCGTCTGTGCTGAAAATCACGCGCATCATGGCGTCAACGCGCTCGGCTTCCGGTGCCTCTTCATTCTTGAAGCGCTCCACCAGATTGTCGGCCACGACGGTCGGCATCAGGCGCAGGTTTTTAATACCAAGTTGCGCTTGTGCATCCGCAGTGGCCGCCAGTGCCTCGCGATGGTTGCCGTCCTCGGAAGGCGTCTGCCATGCCTTGTCGACATGCGGGAACACCTGACGCGTATAGGCGACAGGATCGGCCTCTCGTGCCGTGATGGTTGCTTCGGCGGCTTTGCTCAGCGTCTCATAACGCTGCTGATCGAGGACGGCCGTGTCGCCCGATGCCGTAGGCTGGGCATTCCGGACAACATCCTGGATCGCATCTGCCGGCATGGTGCGGAAATCGTACGCCTGGCGGCTGACCTCGACATTGCTCTGGAACTGCGCATAGCGGGAAGCGCCTTCGACGGAGCCATAGGCGTCGAGAAACTGTTCTGCCGTGGGCAGTTCGTTTTCATATCGGCCCGTGTTCATGATCGCGGTCGGCGCATTGTCGGTCGCGATCTGGATCGACGCGCGGGTTTCGGCGTTGCGCTGGTTTCGCGCCGTGTCGATGGCCGAATAATTCTGGCTGGCCGCGTCCGCGTCGGGCATCAGCGCCGCGACGCGCGTGCCGCCTGACGAACCTCCGCCGGTTCCCATCTTGGCATAGGCGAGAAGCGTCGTGCCGTTGGCGTCGGCAGCATTGACCCTTCCGCCGCTCTTGAGCGCACGGGCGGCCCCACCGGCCCCGCCAAGGTGCATCATCGCATGGATGCCGTCGCGCGTGATCTGCACGCCGCCAACTGTCTGCCCGATAAACCCTTCAAGGCCCTGCCGCGTGATCTCCTGATCCATGCGCGCGCGGTGGATTTCGAATGCCTTGCGCTGCGCCGCCGGGTTGGCGAGGAAGTCCGCCAGTTTCCTGACTTCCGGGAAACCGGGGATGTTGAACGTCCCGGTCCATTTGCCCTGCGCGCCGGCTCGCTTGCTCCACCCCGACAAATTCTCGTTGCCGGGGTCATAGAGACCAAGGTCAGCCATACGCGGCGCGCCGAACTGGTAAAGGCCGGCATAGCCCCATTTGTTGACGACGCCGGGACGGCCGCCGCTCTCGCGCTGGACAAGAGCGGCCTCAAACCCCTCGCCAACGGCCTGCGGCTTGGCCCCGAAGAACCTGGCCGTCATCGCCTCGGCTTCCTCGACGCGGCCCGCCTCTGTTAGTCCGTTGATGGCGCCTTGCACGATCGCGCGTTCGGCTTCCTTCTGCGCCTCGGCGAGACCGGCTTCCGGGATGATGCCGCGATAGGCTTCCGAGCTTGTCCGCAGGCTGGCAAGCGTCTGTTCGGGATCGCCGCTCGAATAGGCTTCCTGAGCTAGAAGTTGCGCCTGCTCGGAGTACTGCGTCCCAAGAAATTCGATGCGGGCGTTGTGCTCATAGGTCATCGCCCGCGTGGCAAAATCAGCACGGCGGCGAAGGACGTTCGCCTCGGCCGCTTCACGCGCCGAACGGGACATGTTCAGCCCGCGCTGTTCAAGCCTGCCCATGACGTTCGCCGACATGTCGGACAGTTGCTTGTCGACGCCGGCCTGAAAGCCCTCCCCGCCGGCGGGAGCCGCAGCCTGGGCGTCAAGGTATGCCTGCTGCGCATCGCGCGTGTATTCGAAATCAAACGTATTCAGCGCGACCTTGTCTTCGGCCTCGCGGCGCTGATCGGCAAGCCGCGCGCCGATCTCGGCGACGTTCTGGATCGCGGCCCCTGCCTGCTGTTGCGCACGGCCGATCTGGGCGCCGAACGCATCCGCGTCGGCCCGCACACCGGGGTCGCGCGTCACGCCAACGGATGCGATATCGTCTATGCCGGGAAGCCGGATTGCCATATCAGCCCCAAACCTTTGCGGCCGTACCGAACGCATTGCCGAAGCCGGTCAGGAGTGTCGCCCCCGCCGCGCGAGGACCAGCCTCGCGCGCATTGCCGGCGCGCATCGTGTCGAGGGTAGCCGAATCTTCGAGGCGGCTTTCGCGCACGAAGCCCTGATGGCCGATGCGGGACGTGCCGAGCGCGATTTCGCGCAACATGGATTCTTCGACCAGAAGCGGCGACCCTGCATTTGTGATACCGGATGCACCGCCCGCCGCTCGACGCTCGGCCATGATGCGGCTTTGGCGGCGCTGATAGTCCTCGGCTTCCGCGCCGGCCGCGTCACGCTCCGACTCGGCCTGCTGGCGCGTGGCCTTGGCGTTGAACTCGTTGGCCTGTGCATCGGCCTCGGCCGCACGGCGCTGCCCGGACGCTTGCACGGCGCTGCCGATAAGGCCCACGGCCCCGGACGCGAGCGAAAGCGCACCTGATGCGCCAATGCCCTTGACGAGGCCGGCGACTGCCGGAACGATAAAGCTCATCGATGTTTCCCCAGGAAGATCATGCGCACGAAGATTGTCCGGCCCAGAAGGACGGTCGGGTTGTCGGCGTCCATTTCGAAACCGAGCACGCGGCACCAACGCAAGGAGCGGTGAAAGCCGGCCTCGACAAAAGTTTCAATCCGCGCGAAGCGGTTGTTTCGCAGTTGCGCCAGATACGTCTTGTGCATCGCCACCATGCATTCTGCGGGAACCAGCGTCAGCGCGGCCCACGCATAGGCCAAGCCATCTCCCTGGTCCGTCAGCCCGCCGCTTGCGACCGGAACGCCGTCGACTTCCATCGTCATGGCGTGCGGGTCCTGCTCCAGATGATCGAGGCCGTCCGCTTCGAACCAGTCGCGCGCGAAAGTCTCGACGGCTCGTTCGCGATAGACTGCAAGATCGGAAAGGCGAAACCGCCTGACCTCAAAGCCGCTCATTGGTCCTCATATCGGGGGCGATCGCCAGGAGCGTGAATGGCAAAGGCAGATTGCCGCGCATGATCAACCTCGGGTCCGTATCGTACCCGCCGTCCATATCGAGAATTGTTTCCCCGGTGAACAACGGCACGGCCTCCCCCATCGGAACAGCGGCGTTGCGGAATGATTTGGCCCGAAGCGAGACCTTGTTGCCGACCTCGACGCCATAATCGAAACTGGCCGAGTCCAGAAGGGTCAGACCAATCCGCGTCACGGTCTTGGTTTTCGCCACCGCCGTACCGGCCTGCGCGCCATAGGGCAGCTTCATGCCCCTCAGCACCCATTCATAGCCAAGTCCGACATGCGCGGTCATCGTCGCCCCAAGCCCGGCCTGATCGAGTGTGATCGACCCGCCCGTGACCACCTTGTCCTGCTGGACCGCGCCGTCGACCACAACCTTGACCGTCTGGCCTTCGAGATGGCTAAGTCCGGTCAGCGTCGAGGTTGACGCGCCCTTATAGGTCAGCCCGCTATCGACATAGAATGCGTCCGCCTGGCTTTCCCGCATATCGGTCAGAAACAGATCATGATCGAGATAGCGCGCCCGGTTCGGTCCTTCGAAGATGCCTTCCATCATTTCAATGTAATGCACGGTATTCCCGTTGATGGTGCGGCGCACCACAAGCCACACTTCGTCGCGGCTGGTTGAGTCGTACACCTGCCCCGATGCGGCCGACCCGCCCGGAATGACCGCCATCGACGTGACAAAGCCCGCACCGCCAAGCGTCCGCGTTGTCCAGCCTACCACGCCTTGCGAGCGCTTGTAGGTCATGCAGGCAAGGCTACCGTCGTTCAGCCGGCACCAGGCCGTTGACAGGGGTTCGGCCTGATACTCTATCTGCTCGATGCCGAGCGTGTTCATGTGCTCCGACAGGATCGTCAGGTCAGATGCCCGGAAGCCTTCGATCTCGTAGGAGAACCCGATGTCATAGAGCGACCGTTTGGCGCGATGGACGTAAATGCCAACGTCATCGATCTGGATCGCTTCGATATCGGCACAGTCGACCGACGTGTGCTGCGCGGCGGAAATATCCGTTGGCGACAGCGCCGCGCCCTGACTGGAAAATGCCCAGTTGCCCGACGATGTGCCGACGACAAGTCGTCGGGTGCCGACGATCCACTGGATCGGGCTGATGCGTTTGGCCGCAAGCGTGGCGTTGATCGCGTCATCGGCCTCGACCGTAACTGCTCCCGCCTGCCACGAGTCAGGCCGCATGTTTTCGAAGCCGCGCGTTTGCGTTGCCCAGATGGTCTGCGGCGAAGCGCCCGTCCCGCCCATCCACAAGCGCTGCTGAAAGAACGTTCCTGATTTCGGATAGCCGGTCGTCCCGGAGAAGGCTCCAAGCCGCCAGCTTTCAGTCGGCGTCGTTTCCGGCAACTCGCGGAGCACCTGAACGGTGACGATGTGGGTGGTCGTGACCGCCGTGATCATCCCGTATCCCGGCTCGCGCCCAGGCCATTCCAGCCGGATCAGTCGTCCGACATCTGTGGACCTGAACACATCGGAAACACTGCCGGTCACGGACAGCGTGATCGACCCGGTTTTCGCGCTCGGGGCAAGCAGCCGTGACTGCGCCTGATAGCAGTAGCAGGCCCCGACGCCGCCGATGATCTCAAGGTCCTGATCGCCGGTGAAGCGCACGAAGAAGGTCGAAACGTCAGGCGTGAACGAGATGGAGTACCACCCTGCGCCATAGGTCGCCGCCGCTACGATTTCAGCGCCCGTGGCCGTGCTGCCAATGGCAAGCCGTATCTCGCCGCCGCCGACGATCTGGAAATGCAGGACATGGACCGCGCCGGAATTGGCCGTCGAAGTCTGGTGCCGGATTTCCGCCGTACCGGCGTAATCGGCAGCCGAGGTCGGACTGATCGGAGAGCGGCGACGAAGAAACACAACACGCTGCGCCCGGTCATAATCGACATATCCGGTCCCGGTCACAACCTTGGTCCAGCCCGCAGCGCCGCTTTCGAAATTGAAGTTCGAAATGAGATTGGCTTCGCCCAGATTTACGCCGGGGTTGATGCCACCATAGGGGCCGTCCTCGAAAAAGACCTCGACCAAAGACCACGCCGCGTCGCCGCGCCGCTGAAGCTTGTGGACCGGCTTGTCCTCATGGAAAAGATACATCACGTCGAAGGACTGCGACGCCCGCAGTTTCTGCGCCTGATCGACAGTGTAGGGCGAGGCGATCTCGACCGGGACGTTCGACAGGAACATCACGTCATCAAAATAGACGGTGAACGCTTCCGCGTTGCGGAATTCGATGTGGACCGTTCCGGTTCCGGGGGTAAAGGCCACGGTATGCCAGCCGACGCCAAGTTCGGTCGCCACAGCAAGATCGGAAGTTCCGGCTGTCGTCCCGACGCGACAGGAGGCGCTGGCAAAGCTGTTGCCGAGCAGGCGGAAGCGCAGGACATGCACCGCGCCCTGAAACGACGCGCCGATGCTGATGGACTGACGCAGGGCCGAATAGCCGGACGATGTGCCGTTGAGCTGCGCGGCGGCTCGGGTGGAGTCCCATGCGACGGCACCGCCCCCTGTCGAGGCGTTCGTCCAGCCGGAAATGTCGGCGTTGAACGTGCCGTTCGTGACCACGGCATCGGTCGTCGCGGCGACGATCTGGCCCTGGTTCTTGAAAAACCGCAGATAGCTTGTGCCGGCCTCGATGACATAGGAGCTTTCGGCGACTGGCTCAAAGCCGATCAGGCGCGCATTGCCGCTCTTGGTCTGGGCGATGTAGCGCGTTCCTGGTGCCGTCGTCAGGCCACCCTGCGGCAGGCAGATCAGGTTTTGCGCCCGCGAGACGGCCGCGCCGTACTTGTCGAAATCAACGCGCGCGTCCATGCGCGGCGACAGTTCCCCTGCGTTGAAAACATTCTGAAGCGGTGAGGCGCGCGTCATTGGCGGTTGCCCCCGTGGTCACCGCCTCGGCTCATGGCCCACGAGCCGTCAGGCAGGCGCTCCGGATAGTCCTCGACGCCGTCAATCGACCGGGCATGGCGCATCGCCTCCTTCAACTCGCCATCGACCAATTGATAGAGGCTGTTGGAATTGGCGGATGCCGTCGCGAAGACCTTTGCCAGACGCAGGATCAGCACCTGCCGGAAGCCCGGCCCCATCAGGTTCACGTCGGTCACCTGACGAACATAGCGCAGCCATAGATCGGGCGAATTGCACAGGATCGCCGCGACATAGCCGTCCGTCTGGGCAAGGCTTTCCGCCTTGTACCGAACCGACCCGTGGCCGCCGTCATTGTCGTGGACGGAGACGATGCGCATACAGTCGGATGGGGTCGTGAAGGCGTATTCGAACTCGAAGGGAGGCGCGTCGGACAGACGGGACAGCTTGCGCCGGGTGATGGCGAAGTTCCAGTTGTGCGAGCGCAGAAGATAATCGCGCTCCTGCGTCAGAACGTCGGACGCAATGCCCGCACTCGGAACCTCGTCGGCAATGTCGAGGATGCGCTGAGCGCCGATCTTGCGCAGGGCGCTGTTCACGAGTTCGGTTTCGGTCGCCATTTGGTCAGGCCGCCTTGCCGTTGAACTGGGCCGCGAATTCTTCCGCCTCGGCCTTCGTCTTCAGTTGCTCAATGACGTTTCCGGCCGCGTCCTCGACCGCGAAGCCGCCGCCGAACTGCTTGCGCACGACATAGCCGGCAGAAGTCGCGGCGGTCGACTTCTGCTCTTCGTAATCAACCATGACGATGTCGCCGACACGGACGATCTTGACCGCATCCGGGGCGCTTGACGCCACGCGGAGGGTGACAAAGGCGAGAAGCTTGGCCCCGCGCGCATCAAACTTGTCGAACTGGCAGACGGTGATGGAGTCGCCGGCGCGCAGCATCGACTGCACGCTGCGAAAGAAGTCGTCATTGACGACATCCGCGATCGGCAGACACGTCCGGTACTGCCACGACTGCTGCCATGGCATCGCGTCGGACATGCACAGATCACCGGATTTCGCGCGGAAGTCGCTCATGCATCGTCTCTTTTCTTGATCTCAGCCCGGATGACGGCTTCCGCCACCTTGGCGTTGCGAATGGGTTTGTCGGAAAGGGATGCGGCAAGGGACCGCTTGGCATTGCCGTCCAGCGCTTCCCAATCGTTCGGGATGGCGACGGCTTCCTGGTCCTCGCGCGGCTCGACCGTGTTGAGCGTCGGGAGCTTCGCGTGAATGAATTCGAGTTCTTCGGGGGTAGCGGGCGTGATCAACTTGCCGCACCACACGAACAGCTCGTCCGTCGAGCGCTGTTGAAACACGCGATCAGCATCTACAGGCTGCATGGCGGGACTCCGCTTAATGGCAAAGGGAAAAAGGGCGAGGCCGAAGCCCCGCCCCTGTCGTGTCAGTCCTGGGCGTAAAGGAAGGTCAGCGCCATCGTGCCGGACGCCGGGAGGGCAGCCGTGCCGATGGTGATGTAGACTTCCTCTTCGGCCGTGGTGGCGACATTCATCGCCGCCGTTTCGCCGAACACTTCCGGGACGGTCGTGGTCTTGGCGGCAGCAGCGCGATACTTGCCGGTTGAGCCGGCAACACCGATCGCCACCGTTGCGGTCGCAGTCGAGGCGCTGTTGTTGATCACGCCGCCAAGGAAGATCGAACCCTTCGGACGCTTCCACACGACGATGGTGTCGGCGGTGGTCTGCCCGGCGAAGGTGACGATCTCGGTGTGAACGCGAACCGTGCCGGCGGTCTTGCCGGGGGCCAGCGTGGTCCCGGCGTTGAGCGCCGTCTGGTTGACGCCGTAGAGAACAGCCATGGTTCAGCTCCTTTACGAGGTCGGAAGGGCGGCGGTGTCGTCCACCGTGCCTTCAATGACGCCAGTGTCATCGATCAGTTTCGATCCACCAGACATCATATGGTTGACGAAGTGCGCGGCGCGGTCGCCGTGCCAAGTGATGTCCGCAGACACGGCCTGGTTCTGCGCCGCGTTGCCCGCATGGGCGCCGGTGGCGTAGCCAACGGACATCTTGTGCCATGCGAACACCTTGGCCGTGGCAGTGCCGCGACCGGGGCAGCCGCTATGGACCGTCCACAGAACGCCGAGCCAGTTCTTGAACCGACCGATCGGCGCGCCTTCCGAGAAAGGAAGACCCGTTGACCCGACATAGTCGGCGCTGGCGAAAGACTCGACCTTCATCGCGAAAGCCCATGCCTTCGGCGTCAATGCGCCGTAGCGCATTCCGTCGTTCGGCACGTCATTGGCGTCGAGGGCCTGCACCATGTTGAGAAGCGCGTTCTCGATGGCAGCCTTCGACGTGACGGTCCAGGCAATCGCCGTCTGCGCGGTGGCGTCCAGTTCGGTGAAGATCTGGTCGTCAACCTTGCGGCCGAGAGCCGCAGCGCCGCCCATGGCGATCGCCATGCGCTCATCGATGTTGGTCTTGGCCTCGTCCAGCTTGTCGACCCAATCGCCGGCGTAGAAGTCGGCGAGCGTGCATTCAAGCGCGGTGTGGTCCTGGTTCATCGGCGTGATGACGCCGTGACGGGCCTTGGTCGTCGCCGCACCCTTGCCGACCTTCTGGAAGGTGGTGGACTTGCCGACAACGTTGTCCTTCACGCGGACGGTCGGACGCAGGAAGCTGCCCTGCCTCTGGAATACCGCGTGGGTTTCCTGTTCGTATTGCCGCACAAAGGCGGCATCAATGCTCGTGCTCATCTCTTATCTCCTTGGTTGAGCAGGAGTGATCGGGATGGCAAAGCGTCAGTGGGCCGCCGCGCGGGGCACAGTGGGCCGCCTTGGGGCGGGTTGTGCCGTCGCTCGTCAGGGTGTCGCTGTGCTGGTGGGGGATGGCCTTCGCCGGGGCGCCGTTGAGGCGGTGGGCCGGCTACGGCCAGAAACTATCCGTCACGCGGACGGAATTCTTATTGCAGGACGCAGGCGGCGACGGTGGCCGTGACTGCCGGCGTGGTGCCGCCGATGACACTGATGACGCGCCATGAGCGCGGCAGAACGTTGTTGGCGACGACGTTGGCCGCCGCCGTCAGGCCGGGATAGATCGTAAGCACCGTCGTTCCCACAGCCGTCAGCGCGGCACTGGCGAGCAGCGTGTAATATTTGCCAGACACCGGGTCCTTGCCCTGAATGGTCACGGTCAACGTCGGGCTGGTGCCGGTGATCGCGGTAATGTCGATCACGAGAGCCATCCCGCGCCCGCGCCTGTTGGTCTGATCCGACCCGTTGACGCCGGCAGAGGCCGCCGAATGCGCGATCAGCGCAGTGGTCTCGACATGCCATGTCGGAAGAACCGTGCCATCTGCCTCGCACGATACGGACTGCGGGAACACTGTCATGGCGCGCTTTCCTTATACGCTGCGGCCAGCGGCGCCGACGATGGCCCCGTTGCCGTGAAGTTTCTCGCTCAGGTCGCGAATGCGTTTCTGGACGCCCGGATCGCGGTATTTCTCCGTTCCGGGCGGGTTGGCGCGCATGATCTCGTTGATCTGCTCCTGGATGGACGACCGTTCGTCCGCAGACGCCGCGCCGATAAAGCCGCTCTCGTCCATGCGCCGCCCCAGATTGCCAAACATGCGGATCAGGTCAGGGTGATCCCCGAGCTTCTGTCCGTTGACAATGGTGTTTTCCAGAAGGTTGATGAAGTCGGGCGAGGCATGGGATTTCACGACACGGCCGGCCAGATTGAAATTGGCGTCGTAATCCGCCCCCCATTCCTTGCGCAGTGTGGCCTGCGATGCCTCGCGGGCCGATGTGGCGACACGCTCGGCTTCGGCGGTGGCCTCGGCCGCAAGGTCGTTCCATGCCTTGTTCAGGGCCTTCGCCTGGGACGCAGGAACGCCGGTCTCGTGCATGATCGCCGCCATGCGGTCCTGAAACGCCTTGTCGGCCTCCGTCGCCTCGACGCCTTCGGGCATTTCGAACTGGTAGCCGGTCTTGTCGTCGGGTACGCCGAGCGCTTTGCGGAACGCGGCCTTTTCCTCGTCGGACGATCCCTCGCCGGGAGGCTGGACGCCCTTGGACAGCTTCTGCCGGAACTCGAACGCGGCTTTGGTCAGATCGGCGGCTGAGGCGAACTTGCCCGCGAACTCGCGCAGCTTCTCGTCCTCAATGCTGGCGCGCCAGTCCTGTTCCTGCGTCTTGCCAGCGTCGCCAGAGCCTTGACCCGCCTGGGATGCAGCCTCGCCCGTTTTCCCTTCGTCCGCCTTTCCGGCGTCCGTATTGGCCGCGTCGCCGGAACCTGCATCCCCGCCACCGCCCGCACCGTCTTCAGGGGCGAATACAATTCGCGGTCCTACGGTTGCGGACGCAAGCCACGCCAATGAACCGCTCTGCTTGAGCTTTTCCGTCATGTGTCACCATTTGGTTGATCGGAGTCTTCGGGCGGCGGGACAGCGGCCCACGCCGATATGATTGCACCCACGCGACGCATCCCGGCCCGGAAGGCCAGTTTCGCGTGGCTCTCTGCGTCCATCTCCGAAAGCAGCCCGCCTTCGGAATAGTCGATGATCTGCGAAAGCACCCGCTTGCCCTGCTCGGAGCCGAACACGGCCCGGAAGTCTCGGTAGCGGTCGAGACGGGTATAGCCGCCGCGTCCAACCCTGACCGGACGCAGCGCCTCGATGAAATCGGCGATGTCCTGGTCGTTCACTGCGCCGCCGCCATGGAGATGTTCTTGTCCATTTCACTCAGCGTCTTGCCGGTTTGCGCCATCTGCCCAACACCCGCCATGCCTGCCGCCTGCGCCTGCGCCTCTGCTCTCTGCTGGCGAAACGCCTCGACCTGATCTCGCGGCTTCAGCCATTTGTTCGGCGTCGAGAACATGTCGGGAAGATCGCGCACGATTTCGTCGGCGTCGAAATTATCATAGACGGACGGGTCAATCGCTCCGATGGGGGCGATGAACTCAAGGCTTCGCGCCAACGCCGCCGCCTCGATCTGCTTGCGGGCCTGCTGGATCGGACTCATATATTCGAAAGCCACGTCCTGCCCCTGCAAAGCTTTCGGAACGGGCGGCAGCGCGCCGGCGCGGAGCATGATGCCGAAGACGCGCTCGACCGTATGGCCGATATAGCTCGCCTCCAACTGCCCCATGACAGGGCCGATGGTACGCAGGAATTCTTCCTTGCGCTCCATCACTTCGGTCGCCGTCATCTGACGACCCTCGACCGGCAGATTGAATACATTCTTGAAGAACGCCGCCTCGACCATCGAGCGGTAGTCCATCTGCATGTCGCGGCCGATCGGGATGTTGGCCCCTACGTCAAGCTGTCCCATGGGTCGCCCGCCCGTCTGGCGAACGATCTCCGAGTCAACCACGGTCAAGCCGCCTGGAAAGGTGCGAACGGCCGACAGGACGCCATCATCGGCAATCCAGATCGGCGGATCGACGGCGCGTTGACCGCCGACGAGAAGCGTATGCCCCATCGCCTGAAGCGTGCGCGCATCGGGCAGCGCGATCATGGCCGGTGAACGGGGGTAGATTTCGCCCGGCGCGAGTTCCCATCGCGGCGTTGAAATGGGCAATTCGTCAAAGCCGCCGGTCTCGACAATCTCCTGGTCCTCGACGGAAACAATCTTCGAGGCGAAGCGCTTGTTCGGCTGATCCTTCTTGCGCGGGTCATATTCGTGGCGCGGGGAAATGCACTGCACGAACTCGAATGTCTTCGGCGCGTTGCCCGCCTTGGCCGGGTTCTTGAGTTCCTCCGCGACCTTGGCCGGGAGTTGGTCGCCGAAACGCTGCTGCGCCTGACGCGCGGTAAAGCGCCGGGTCAGCGTATAGGTATCGACCAGGCCGTCCGAATTCTCATCGAACGCCACATCGCCAATGAACAGCGCCTTGAAGGTCAGCCCGTTGCGGGCCGCGTTTTCCACAATCCACAAGTGACCGAGACCGAACGTCGCAAGGTCGCTGTCCACGGCCCCGGATGCTTCGATGAACCGGGCGCGCGGGTTGTAGATCGCCCGCCACATGCGGTCCTGCACGTCATCGAACCACGTCTTGACCTCATCAAGGTCGTTCAACCTTTCATCGCCGGCAGCCATCCAGAACCAGCGCGTGGTGGACGGCTTCAACAGCCCGTCGATCGCAGTCGCCAGTCCGCGACGCGCCTGCATCGGCGTGGTGTCGTAAAGCTCGCGCGACGACTCCCTGCCCGGAACCATCGGCATGGTGAACTGCGCCTGGTTCGGCAGGAATATCTGAGCCAATTCCTGCCACAGCGGCCGCCACTGGTCACGGCGCGCGGCAAGGCTCTTGTGGCGGTCCAGGATGTCAATCGCTTCGGACAAGGGCGCTCACCATGCAAAAAGGCCCCGCGTGAAACGGAGCCTTGGGAAGTTCAGGAAAGATCGGGCTTTAGCTGCTGGCCGAACCGAGCAGTGTGGATCGCTTGACGGAGCCGGATTGCGAACCGACCGCGCCGAGGCCGGTCAGCATCGTGTCGTCTTCGCCATTGGGCGAGCGGCGGCGGCGTTCCTCGCGCACCATGGTTTCGCCGGCGCCGTCACTGACGCGGGGCGTTGCCGGGGTCGCTCGCGGCATGAACTGCGGGCGTTTGGCGGCAGAACCGCCTCCGAACATGAAGCTCATGATGTCATCTCCAATAGCGATGGGGATTGTGCTGCAAGGTGTTTTCAATGCGGGGCAGTTGCCGGGGCCGCGTCCATTCCGTCACGACGTTGCCGCCGACAAAGGGCGTCGCCTCGTCGCGTTCGGCCCGGTAGCTGTCCAGAGAGTAACCGTCCCAGCCGTTGGCGCGTTCCTCGCGGGTCACGTCCATCAGTGAACGGTCGCCTCACGAACGGCACGCATCGCAGCCTCGGGACCGATTTGGTTGATGATGCGGTCGCACTCGTCGTCCGTCAGAAGACCGCCATTATTGGCCTTGGCCCATACACGCCGCGTCACCTTGCGCAGCATGGCCAAGTCCTTCGGTTCCAGATCGAGCAGGAAGGACGACCCATTCCCGTCAAGACTGCGAAGGGCAACCACCGTCGCCTCCGCTAACATCAGACGCACGTCCGACCCTGAAACGTGGTCCGGCACCTGCGGCACACGATCCTCGCCCGGGCGCTTGATGGTGAACACAATCGGCCCGACCAGAACATCCTTGTCCGACGCCGCCTTGTTGAGCGAGTTCGGGCAGTCGACATCCTGCCAGCGCTTCACATGCTCTTCGCTCTCGGTTCCGGTCAGCCAGATCGCGCATTCGAGAACGTCGCCTACTTTGACATCAGCCACGGAAAGCTCCTGCATGGGGGTGATAGCCGCCGGCGTTCTGGTGGACGACCGCCTTGCCCGAATTGGACTTCTTCGTCATCTGCGGGAAGAGCTGGGTCAAAGCCCATACCAGAGCATCGACATGGTCCGGGGATGCATCCCCAGCCATCCCATTCGGGCCGAACATCACCATTTCATCTTCAAGCGCCGGGAAGGAACCGACATGGCTCACCCGGCCCTGCTCATAGAGCGCGGCAATCGGCTCGGCGCGAACCCATTTGCCTCGGCTTGCCGTAACCTCGCGGAACGGCACCGAAGGCCGCACCGAACGGATCGTCGCCTCGATCATATCGCCGCCATTGTTCGTCTCACCGACAATGCAATCCGCGTCATACCTGTCGAAGCACGCTATGGCCCGGCGCGCCCAGCCGTTCGGGCTTTCCCGGCATGTCGCATCATCGAGGACATAACCCCGGCCATCTTCGCCGACCCCGGCAACGACGATACCTGTTGCAGCACCATCCTCGGCCATTTCGTTCTTCTTGGCGGCGGGGTCGATGGCGACAACAACGCGGCGCAGCGTCGGGATTTCCCCTGCCTTGCGCCGGTGCTGGTCGATGCCGGCACGCGTCCACAGAGCGTCCGGCACATCGTCCAAGATTTCGGCGGACAATTCCTGCCGGCCAAGTCGCGTCCCTTCATATTTCGCAACGATCTGCGTCAGAAAGGACGGCGCCAGATTGGCCGCGTTTTCAAACGTCGATCCTTTCGTCGGCACCGTAGTCGGCGAGGCCAGTATCTCTTTCAGGACAGGGATCGGACGCGGCGTTGTCGTGACGACCTGCCTGGGGTCCTCGCCAAGACGAAGCCCGAATTGAAGCTGATCCCATGTCTCTCGCGCATAGCGCCATTTCGCCAATTCGTCGCACAAGGCCGCGTCATGTTGCGGCCCGCGCAACTGGTCCGGCTCGACCGCGTTGTAGAGCGTGCCGACCGCGCCGTTCGGCCAAGCCAGCCGACGCTTCGATGGCTCGTACTGCGGCCGGAACTCAGGCGGGTGAACAGCAAGAATGCCGCTCTCCCCCTCAACCAGAACATCACGCGCGTCTGCCGCCGTTTCGGCGACAATGGCGATGCGACGATGGCTCCCTGCCGCCAATGGTGTCGGGCCGCAGGCGATCGAACGGACCCACTCCGCGCCGGCCCGGGTCTTGCCGAACCCACGGCCCGCGAGCACCAGCCATGTCAGCCATTGGCCTTCTGGCGGCAATTGATTTGGACGCGCCCAGAACCGCCAGTCCCACAGAAGCGACGCCGCCTGGGTCTCTGAGAGAGACGCTAGAGCCTCATCCCTTTCGTGCTCGGGCAGCAAGGCCAGCGATGCGGCCAGCGATAAGTTCACGTGCGCTCACCTCTACCTTAACCGGATCGCCGTCCTTGCCGGTCAGTTCCGATCTGTCGGCAAGGCCCAGATCGCGGGCAATAATGTTGGCGTTCAGCAGGTCGGCGGCCGCGCCGGAGAACTTCTGGTCGCGGATGACTTCCTCCGCCCGCGTGACGACTGGGGTAAAATCGGGACGCTTGCCGTACTCAACCCACGTCTTGCGGTCGATATCGAGGAAGATGCACAGCCCCGAAATGGTCATGGCGCGCATCTTGGCGATAGTCGCCCTTACGATACCGTCCTTGCCGTTGAAGACCTTTTCCTCGCGAAGCGGGTTGGCCTCGGCCCAATCGAAATACTCGACACAGGCGGTCCACAGATCGTCAGGCGCTGCGAAGATGGGATTGCGGCCATGCGACGAGCGCGCTTCCCAGAACCTGTTACCGGGGAGAAACTGCCCCGTGCCTTCGTCGCGTCCCTCACCCATGACGATCCCCAAACACGATCTTCTCTTTGGCTCGTTCCATCAAGACGAGTGTCTCGCCACCGTTGGCATTACCAGCGATGTAGATCCCGCCGTCCACATATTCTGCGATGATTGCGAGCGTGACGAACTCAGCACCCTTTGCATCTTCGAGGATTTCGTCTGCGTCGAACCGATAGCCGTCACCTACGATTTCGGGCTTGAGTTTGTGGACTTCTGCCATCTCTCTCCCCGCGTGTCTGATGCGCGCTGGATTGCGAGCGCGTCGGTATCTGCACGGATAATTCGTCAGATAATCTGACATTAGCGCTTGCATAATGTCCGATGGTCTGACATATTGGTCTCAACAACAAAGGAGACCGGACATGAACGCCACCGACCTGAACACTATTCGCAACGCTTTCGGAAACCTGACCACCATGGACCCTGACGGCCCCGTCTATAAGAAGCTGTGCGAATTGCTCGACCGTTGCGATGATGAGGCTATCGTCGCCGCAAAAGACGCTGGCATCAAGTTCGTCTCGTCCTTGGCACTTAACCGATGCATCCGCAGGGGCCTCGTCTGAGGCTCCCACAAGGAGAAGCTGAATGACCCCCGAACAATTCGCTCGCTGCCTCGCTGACCTTAAGTCGGCGGGGCGCATCCGCGACGGACACGGTGCGCACACAGACCTTGCCAACGCTCTCGGCGTGTCCCGGGACACTATTTACCGCTTCGAGCTGGACGGCACCAAATCAATCGCCACTGACCTTGCCCTCGCCGGCCTCTTGGCTGGCCTTCCTCCTTATGGAGTTGCCAAATGAACGACAGTGATCAGGAGAAGTTTGCGCGACTAGTGGCGTTGTCCGCCATCCAGACCGCGCAGATAAAGGCAAACCCGCTTCCATTCTTAAATGAGGTGGCAGCGGAAAATCACCGCCTTCGCAAATGCATCCAAGATGCGGCCATGGTCCTTAGTGGGGCTGACAATTTTGCGGCCTTATGTAGCAAAAGCACCAACCGCTTTTCGCTGCATTTGAGCCGGTCCTAAAGAAAGGACCGATTTATGTCGCGCTATCTGAAACTAGCTTTCCTCGCGGTCGTAGTTGTATTCCTCACCGCCCCATCGGCTGTAGTTGCCGCCCCATGCCGCGCTTGGTCTGAAGGCAAAGCCGAGCTTTCGCCTCTTGCCGAGAGGGTCAAGGTAAATGATCTCGCCAATGATTGGCGGGACGTTATGCCGGAGCGCCTTTCTCTCCTGCATTTCCATTCCGTTGAGCATGATAACCCCGAGGCGGGCGTAGTTGTGGCCGTTCAAACTAGGGGCCCCGGGGATGTCGGGGAGCCGTCTCTGATCGTGTGTCGGGGGGTTGGGATAGAAGGTATCTCCCCTTGTAAGGACCTCAAAAACTTCGGCGCCACCCCAGCCTCTGATTCCATGCAAACCGACTTCGCACCTTCGTATAGTCGCGGGCATGTCGCTAAAATTGGTGACTTCAATGGTGGCGAGAACCATCACCATCTTTACGGCGGGGTCGCTCAACCCTTGAACGTCGCGTTGCTCCAAGTAGGGGCCGCTGATCTTTACCAGCAGCCAGGGCTTGAACCCGGCTTCAAATTGTCTCGCGGCGATCTTGTTGGCGGCATGAGCGGCTTGAGCGCCGACCATAGCAGCGGCAGTGCCCTTAGCCGCTTCGCGGACCGCACTTTGGGTCGCGACCAGCGTTTCGCGAATGTAAAGAATGCCGATTACCGTCGCCACCAAGGCAGCGAGGGCTATTACAGCCATCAGCAGGGCATAGACCGCCATATCTTCTTGGGCGGCAAGATCGCGTTCGGCACGCTTCTGCTCGTTTGTGGCCTGTATTATCTCATAAACACATTCCGCCTCAGCGGGCGGGTCCATCCCGATACAGGTGCTTTGTATGTCGGATTGTGCGCGCTCGGAATAGCTGGCGGACCTATAATCATCGTACTTAGCTTGCTGGGATTTTGAAGCGGCAACGAAGGCGAATACCGTAAATAACGAAAGCCCTACCGCTACGATTATCCAAGGTGCAAAGTCTGAGAATCGATAGCTTTTAGACATTGAAGGAAGAACGCCGCCGTGAATTTGCCCCGAGAGAGCTTATTACGGATATTCACTTCCTTCTCGTCAACGCCTATTGCCGTTAGCCGCTCGACAAGCTGCGCGTAGGTGACGCCCTTCCGCTTCAACTGAAAGCGGTCGGCCGGTTGGCACCCGTACTGAGTACCCCTACCATGCTGTTGAGAAGTCGTTTTTGCTACTACCGATATCCCCTCATGGGAGCCAAGAACGATGAAAAGTTTCTCCCCCGTCTCCCCATCATGAAAGACAAAATCCTCATCGAAAAATACCGACCCCGGGTTCATTCGGAATGCTCTCTAGCAATTCGCGACGCTCATTAGCGACTCGCATTATAGTTTCTCGCTCGTCTGTTCTAGCCGCAAGATCGTATGGAATTTCTTCCTGCTTCCTGCCCTCTTTGTTGTAAACCTGATCCCAAGGCAAATTCTCCAGGTGCGTCGCCTCAACCATCTCGTCAGCCGTTGCGTTTCGGTATTCTTTTGCCAACGAAGCTAAGAGGGCCAGTTCACGTTTAGAGAAAAATTTTGCAGAAAACTCCCGCCTGGGACGGACAACATACATCGTTCCGTTCTTGATCTCGGTTTCGTTGATCTCAACCGCTGATGCCAAGTCAGCTGCCGGTGCAGGCACTTCGTTGTGCAGAGCGACGGGCACAGGTCCCATCGGCCAAGCATAATACCTTAGGCCGGTTACGCTGCGTCCTGTGGCTTTAAAATGTTCAAAATCGAGAAAATACAGAAGCTTGAATAGCTTCGTTTTACCCAATTTCCGAGTGTTGTGCGCGAAATAAGAAATCGCCTCGACCAACTTTTCTCGGTCATGGTTTATCAACATTCCGGTTGTCCTTCCCCCAAGCACCCGGCTCGAATCAGCCTAGCACGCTGCCACGAGTACTGGAAACATTGCCTTAAGAGCGGAAAATAGGGCGGCTTATCGACAGCACCACGATATACAACCTTTTTCATCAATTGTGCTTCGGACTGTTCCGTGATCCCGCATCGCGCGCAACGCCTTGCTCACACGCTTCGTGAGTTCGGACAGGTACTTCCTGTCCCGCGCGTCGTTACCTTGCATGGTAACAATCTCTCTCGCGATATCGCGGCTTGATACAGGCGCTGTAGCGGTGCGCAATTCGGCATAGATGGCTTTCGATAGCTCGCCACGTCCGAATAGCACTTCGCGCTTCTGGCGTGGCATGGCCGCGTCCAGATCGCCGCTGTAGCCCAGCACGTTCAACGTGCGGTCCATCGCGCCTATGTCGTTCTTTATCTCGGCAAGCCTGTCACGAATGCGCTCGGCTTCGTTGAACAGGTCGGCGCGCTTCTTAAGCAAGCCGGAAATGGTGTGATCGAAAGTCTCTGTGCGGGCTGGTCTCATCGATATGGCTCATTCACAATGATAATGCGCCATATCATAATGAAATCAGCGCCTTAGCGCCTACAAGAAGTTGGTGCTTTTGCTACATAAGGCCGCAATTTTGATATCGCCCGAGACATTGCCCCAAGGCTTCAGCCCTCAATTGTGGAAACTGCAACGGCTAGGAACGGGAAGGCTTACGACATTCTGAAGGCCGCGAAGGTCTAGCCAGCTAATGGCTGCTTGTGTTGGGGGTTAGCGGTTTGGTGGTGAGATTGAGCCCGAGACGCTGACAGATGCGGCGAAGCGACGAATATGCCGTCTTGCGCTTGCGTGGCGGGGCTTTCGAGGGACCGCGAAGACCGGGGCCTGTCCTTGCTGGCTTTCCATCCTTCGCCACGGCTCTCGCCTCTCTGTTGCCCTTGTGGGGTGGAACGGGTCGGACAGGACGGCCTTCGCTCCATCAAGGATACCACGTCAATTCGTGGTTCGTCGCTGTTCTGCTTTGCCCTGATAGGGGCTGTGAAAGGTGCAAGCTACTGGCTAGGACCGACATGCGGGTCAGTTTTCGCTCGCCACGAGGAACGGCCAGGAACGAACCCCAACCTTCACGACATTGCTGCCGCCTCGCATGTAGTTCCCACCAGTGTCCCGCTAGAAGCTAAGATGCTCGGCTGTGTGTCGGGTGGTGGGGTTCGTGAAATTCGTTACCGGATCGTCCACACCCAAGGACCGCATTTGAACGTCTTGCCCTTGATAGCGTAGTAACGGCGAAGCTTCTGTTCGGCTGCGAAAGCCTGCTCTTGAGCGTGTCGGCTGAAGAAGCCAAACATTCTTCGAAACCTCATAGGCGCAATGCGCCACATACAAATCAACTATGGGTGTTCGCGCTGAAAGTCAACGGCCGATTACCCTCTATTCCCAAGGTAATGGAAATGATGCGCACAGGCCACGAGGTCCGCATTCAGCACGGGTGCCATGTCCCGTTCCGCTATTCCAAACCTGTCGGCAATCTCGCGTGACGTGCGGCCTTCGACGCAGTAGGCCACGAGACGAACCGTCACCATCTTGCCGAGGTCGCGCATGGCGCTGCGGAGGTCGTCCAGCGCCACGACACGGCCATCAGGCATACCCTTCCATCCGCCATTACTGACGAACTCCATGCCCGGGGAATTGGCCGCTGACGTACCCGCCTTCTCCCACAGGCCGGCGAAGTGGACACCTGCGTGATAGAGCGCCGTATTCGCCTTGTCGCGGTTGTAGCGCCACTCAAAGCTACCCGGCAGGCCTCGAACCTGTCGCTGCTCTTGACGCGTCGTGGATATCCGAACGCGGGTTTCCCACGTCTCTGCCCCGCTGTAGCCGGGGTGACGTTCCTGCGCTCGCTTCTTTGCCGCTTTGCCCATCTTGGTTCGCCGCCCTCTTCTTTGCCGCCGCTCTTTGCCTGATTACCGTGCAGGCCGTAGATATCGCCCGTCTGCCGCCCGTCGCTTCGCATGAGCCCTAACGCCGTGCATCACCGTCGTGTGGTCCTTGCCGCCAAGCCGATGACCGACCTGGGGCAGCGAGAACCGCGTCTGGCGGATGGCCCAATACATGATTGCGTGACGGGCCTTCACGACCTGCTTGTTGCGCCGCTCGGATATGATTTCGGCCGGATGGACGCCGAAAACTTTGCAGATCCGGGCCATGATGATGGCGATACGCTGGTTCTGCGCGCCATAGCTGAAGCGCTGGAGAACCGCGCTGGCTTGCTGCGCTTCCATAGCTGCCATCTTGCGACGGGCCGCGATGCGCTCCATCTCCGCGACTTCCGAGCGCATCATGACGACGGCCGGCAGCTCGCGCTTGGCGACTGGCTCCAATTCGCGCTGCGGGTTCGATACCTTGAACCGCGCATTCGCCATGGTCTTGGATGAACTGACTGCGAACATACTCAATGCCTCTGTGCTGCGAGCGAGATGCCGTACTCTTCCGCCACGCTCTGGATGGTTCTTTTGCCCGCGAGGGCGTCGGCTAGTGCCTGCACCTTTTCGGGCGGGCACGGTGGGCTGTCGTCGGTTTCTGTCTTGTGCTCGATGCGCGGCCGGCGCGAATATTCGAGCGCCTTCTGCATGTCCCGGCACACGCTCACGAAGCGAGGAACAGCCGGCGCTTTGTCCAGGCTCTGCCCCTTAACGTCGCCAGCAGTAAACGCTTGGCAGGCGCGAACAATCGCTTCGTCCTCAAGTCCCTGTACGTCGCGCTCTATCGTGGCCATAAGCACGTCGTGGTCAGTGCCTGGAAATTGCGGGAAGGCGTTGAAACAGGCCGCTATCTCTGCTCTGGTCCTGTCTTGCATGGGATACCTCAATCATGCGCTGTGCGGCTCCGGTGATGCCGGGGCGGTGTGTTCCATTGGTGCGGGCAATCCATTCGGGCTTTACGGCCGTCCAGCCGCGAAGCATCATCTCGTCAGCCGCAGCTACAGGGTTCGGGCAGGCAGCGAGGTTCTTCGCCAGCATCCCGGCAGCACGAGGCGTCAGGACGAACCGCTTGCCCATGCGCTTGCGGTAGTCGATGATTTCGAGGGCGGTTTCCTCGTCTACGGCTGTCATAAGGGCGTCGAGGATGGCGTGTTTCTCAGCGAGGCCCATTACTCGCCTCCCTCAGAGAGAGCGGCGTCGATCATGGCGCAAAACACAGCCCCCAGAACTGCCCCGTGCCGGTTCTCGGGCGCATGGAGTGCCACCCTCCCCGCTTCCAGCATCTCGTCCGTTACTTGGTCTTCATCGCGCATCGCCTTGATAGCTGCGCGGGCACTTGCCCGATACAAATGCCACACAGGCGTCGAGTCCTCATCGTTAGAGACGGCGTCTGGGTGCATCCCGTCTTCAAGGCTCAATGCCTTTGCCACGCGCTCTATCATCGTCTCAGCCATTGGTAGGCTCTCCCTTGTCTTGTGAGGTGCGGGCGACGTCATCGATATGGCCGGAGCCGCCGCAGTATGGGCACGCGAGGTCAGCATCATTGCCGTGCAGGTTCTCGCCTCGGTTCAGGAAGCCGTCGCGCTTGCCGCTGTCGATTTCCTCGATAAGCTGGCGAACATTGATTTGCGGCTTGCGCGGGCGCATTGCGTTGAGGGCAGCACGCGCCAACCGCGTCTCAAGGCGCTCGTTGCCTTTAAGGTGATGGGCCAAAGCGCCGAAGTTCTTGCCTTCGTCCAGAATGGCTTTCCCCACACGCTCTAGTTCTTCGACGCTATATGCGCTCATGCTTGCTCCTTCTTCGCCTTCGCGGCGTAAGCTAGGCTCGCCTGCTCTAGGACGGATAGGTTGGTGGTCTGCGTCTCGACTTCATGCGCCGGACGCTTGCTGCCATGGTCGCGAAGCCACTGCGCTGAGGCGGGGAACGTCATGCGGCCCTCGCTTCACGTGCCGATCGCGCCATGGAAATCAGAAGCTGGCGAAACTCCGGCGGCGTGCCGATGCGTGGCGAGCTGTCAGTGCCACCACCGCGCGCGCCGACTTCCCCGAGGCGTTTGGCACGCTGGAGCCCCATGCGTTCGACAACGGCCGGGTCCAGGTTGGCGCGACGAAAGCCCCATCGCAGGGTGGGAAGTTCGCACCCGAAGGCATAGAGAAGCGTCGGCTTGCGAGCATAGTGACCGTACTGGCCCTGCTCGACACAACACGTCCATCCGCCAAGGAAGTCGGCCATTATCCAGCCGCCGGCACGATCCGGCGTCGTCAGCCCGAAGTGCGGCCACGCAAAGCTGCCCCATGGGTGTTCAATGACACCGCCCCATGTTCGAACGGCATTCAACGCCGCCTCGAAGCACCCGCCGTCATCGCCCTTCTTCTTGCGCTCTCCTGTGCGCTTGATATGCAGCGGTTGGCCAGCCCACAGCTTGCCCCATCGAGGGCACGGCGGGTGAGCGACAACAGGGTGCGGGCCGGCATACTTTCGAGCGTCCCTTGCCTCGTCCCATGGGTCCACGCCAGACAAGCCGTAGTATGCGCCGTCTGTCTCGACATAAAGGGCGGCAATCATGCGGCCACCTGCTCAATGCTCTGGATAGCCACGACACAGGGCGGGCCATCGTCATGCCATTCGTATGTGAGCTTGCGGACGTAGCGATTGCTGTCGTCCTCGATGAGGCTGGCCTTGACCAAGATGTCACCAACCGCCTTGTCTAGATTTCCTGCGTCCCTCGCCCGCTTGTCCGGCGCGACGAGGCGCACATAGACAGTCACGCGCCCCAGGACGGGCTTCACGCGTTGCGCGGCAATCATCCACAGCGCTTCCTTCTGCCATGCCTTGTAGGCCGGCGTAGGGACGCGGCCCCTGCCCTTCACGTTGGTGAAGCAGGCCGATAGCGTTGGCGGGAAAGGAAGCTCGACGCGGGTCATCGCAGCACCCACACGCCCAGCGCTGACAGTGCAGCGAGACCAATCCAGATAGCGAATGCCGCGCCTGCCTCGCTGCGCTCCGCCTTGAATATGAGCGCGCCACCTAGAGCCTGGAACCGCCCGCCCAGCTTAACGAGCGCCCTGCCCGCTTCGACCAGCGTCCAATGCGCTAAGCCGCGCCAGAAGGACCGCGTTGGCTTGTTGGGCGACGAATAATTCGTGTTTGGCACGGGCCAATCCTTCCTCGTTGTGACGCTCGACCGCCTCGCGGATGGCGTCTGCAATGTCTGCCGGGACGCGCTTCACCTTCTTCCAGCGAAGCCGCTCGATAGTGGTTGCCGACAGCTTCGCCGCACGAGCTGCCCGCATGATTTGCTCCTTTGCGGAGCCGTTCCCACCAAGAAACCGGACGGCCGTAGCCATCTCGTCTTGGATTAGTTGAGCCCTAAGCATTTCCGCCTCGCGCCGTGACTTTTCCGGCTTGCGCCGTGGGTTTGTCGCCATCTGGAATCCCTGCCGTGTTCAATTGCTCCTGCAACGCAAGAGCAACCACGGAAGGAAATGACGTGACTGCCTTCGGACGAGACGCGCGAGACCTGCCTGCAAGCGATGACGCGCGCCGTTCCGGTGAAATGGCTGCCGGGTGCCTTCAAACGCCGGCTGTAATTCTGGACTGGCATTACGCCGCCAGCCCCTTTGCGACTGAATTGCTCGCGTCTCGCCGCGCCGAGCATGGGGAGAGCGAAGCCGATGAGTTCCCCGAGTGGCTTTGCTCTCCCCGTCCTGCCCAGGTTCGCGGCTGGGAGGCCGCAAACTGCAATAGGCGTCTGTGGGTGGTGCGCTGATGTCATGCCGCCACCACCCTGTCGCGCTCGATGAAAGCCGCGACCAACTCCGACGCTACTCGGGGGTCGATGGCGTTCCCATACCCGCGCATTCGTCCCACTCGGTCGGGAAGCCCATGAGCCACGCGACCCAAGGCGGGTTCGGAGGGCCACCGAGTTGCGTACTCAGCGATGTCCCGCCTTGCGGGAATTTCGACTTCCTCCAGCCCGTTTCGCTCGCCAGCGGCGTAGGAAACAAACCAGAGTCGTTCTCTCTTATGCTTGGCGCGGACACTGCTAGCCGGGGCAATGAGCGCTGCGCAGGCGTAGTCACACGACTCCAGGTCTCCGGCCACAATGTCCCACCAGCCTCGACCCGCCGCTGTTGGAACCTGTTCGCCCATGACGACTGCAGGCCGGCACTCTCGGATGAGTTCGAACCAAGCTGGCCACAAATGCTTATCGGAAGCCTCGCCTTCAGACCTGCCGGCTTTGCTCCATGGCTGACATGGGCAACTCCCTGTCCAGACGGGACGTTCGTCTCGCCACCCAGCCAGTCGAAGAGCGTAGGACCATCCACCGATGCCCGCGAAGAAATGGCATTGCGTGTAGCCTCTGAGGTCATCTGGTCGGACATCGACAATGCTCCGCTCGTCTACGTCGCCTGGCGCGATATGGCCGGCGCTGATGAGATTGCGCAGCCATTGCGCAGCGAATGGGTCGAGCTCGTTGTAGTAAGCGGCCATGGCTCAGACAGCCCCCGCCCTACGCGCCACGTCTTCAGGGCTGCGCATGGTGCAGCGGACGGCGTGGTATTCATCGCCGCTGAGTTCTATGTAGCCGGGACGCGCGCTCTGACGGGGCTCGCTGAACATGCCCTTCCAGACAGTGCCCGCGCAGAAACCGGCATTGAACAGAAGCCAGCCGCCAATGAGCGCCATGCCGAGGACTTCGTAGCCAGTGAAAGAGCCGTTGAGGTAGGTGGTGATGGTTTCCATGGCCTATGCGTCCAGGTTGCGAACTGCGTCGAAGCGCTCGTCAGCCAGAACCTTCGCCATCGCCTCAACAGCGGCGTTGCGGTGGTCCTGCATGTAATGGCGCAGATGGGTGCCGAGCGGCCTGAGAACGTCGTTCAGAGCCTCTTCGGCGCGCTTGGCGCGGCTGATGCGTTCGTCGCTCATAGCGTGGCTCCGTGAAGGCGGGTCGCGGCATGGGCTTGAGAGGGGTTTGCGTAGGAAACTGCCCGCCAAGCCGCTGGCGATGGAGTGTGTCGGCAGTCAAAAGAGCGCGTCGCGGGACGCCCATCGCTATTGGTCGCCGTGCGGGCTTTCCGTTTCAGTTGCCCTGCCAAGAACAAGTTGAGGTTTTTGATAGGCTCACTGGCCGCACGGCTGGCCAAGGAAGAACAGTGAGCAGGGAAGAACGCGCGGGTGCGCTCCTTGGCGATGTGAAAGGGTGCTGGCCGAGCCGGGAGGACAACCCGGCCAGCGTCGTCGTCGGCTTGGGAGGAAGCGACGGACGATTGCTGAATAAAGGCACCAGCATTTGCGCTGGTGAGGTGGCGGCGGTTGCCGCTGGGAGGAGGAGTGTGCGGGGCCATTTATTTGGCCTCCGAGATTTCTGCGAGAATGGCGTCGGAAATAGCCTTGCGACGTTGACGCCACAGGCCAACATTGCCCTTGCGGTGCATCAGGGGTGGATGCGCTATCTCAGCCGCGCGCTTCATGCCTTCTGCGAAACCGGTGAAATGGGCATTCGCCAAATCAGTAGCCATAATGTCTACGAGACGGTCGTAATCCTTCATCGTCCTAAAGACGGCGGTGCTTCGGGAAATGGCGAGACGAGCATCGTCGCGAAATTCACGGTACGCTTCCGCCCTGTCTTTGATTGGGGTGCCGGTCATGCGCCGTCCCTCTCTTGGGAGGTGGGGGTGTGAGACGGTGGGCTGGGGAGAGGCATCCAGTGCGTTGGGTTCGCAGCTTCCTCGAACTCACTCCCGACGCGGAACCACCAGTCGGGCCAGGTCAGCGTCTTTCCGGACCATTCGTCGTAGTCGCTGTCAGACCCACCCCAGACGAGAACATGTGCGCCGTCCTGAACCCTCCCCAGAGCCTCAACCCAGCATCCGTAGTCGGTAAGACGGTCAGACTGTTCGTCGTGGTACGGGTTTGCCTCGTGAACGCACCATCCAACGATATGCGTCCCATCCTTCGGCGCTGTCTCAATCGGCTGCCAGTCGTGCGCGCTCATTGGTTTGCTCCAGTAGTGGTGGGGAGGGAAATGCTCATGCGGCGTCCTCTCCAAAAAGGGGCTCTTGAACGGGATGCTTGACCGGGGGCGCGACGAACATGTCGGGCTGCGCATAGGCTTTGCGGATGCGTTCGCAGGCGATTTCGAAGTATCTCTCGTCAATCTCGATGCCGATGAAGCTGCGGCCTGTCTTCGCGCACGCCACGCCTGTCGACCCGCTGCCCATGAAGGGGTCAAGGATCGTTCCCGGCACCTTCCTGCAGAGGTTCTTCATCAAGTCGACGGGCTTCTCAGTCGGGTGAAGGCGACCGTTCTTCGCCATGCTCTGGACCGGGGGGCAGTAGAGAACGGAGCCGCTGTCCCGCGTCCCAATGAAGCCCTTACCCAGCACGTAGATTTCTTCGTGGTCTGGCTTCCACGGGAGAGAGAGGTCGCCCATCCCAAGAGCGCCGCCCTTGTTCCATATGAGAACCATCTTGGTCCCCTTTGGACGGTTCACCTTCCACGATCCAAACAACAGAATGGGGATATTGCCTGCCGCCCAAGCAACTACGGCATCGCGCGACATGAGGTTTTCGTCGGAATTGATCGTTCGCGCTGCACCCCAAAGTGCGTCAGTCGCATAGCCGCTTTTGTACGCAATTCCATAAGGGGGGTCGCTTACAACGCTGCCAACAATCTGACCGCCTTGAAAGTGGCGCTCGGTCATTTCGGCATAGGCATCAAGGGCTCGGAGTGTCGGCAGCACATCAAGGCAATCGCCCAGAATGAGCCTGCAATCGCCTATCGTGACCTCGCGCTTGATGGGGTTGGCGCTCATGCTGCGGCTTCCCCTTGGCGTGTTGCGCGGGCGATGTATCGCGGAGACGCCGCCGTATCGGATGGGTCTGGGATCGCACCGAAGGCGCTGGCTACGTCTTCGCCAGCCTTGACACGCTCGATGCGGGCCATGAGGTCGGGCGTCGGGAAGAACCACTCGCTATGACTGCGAGAGTCCGCATATTTCCGATGCAGGAAGCGCTCAAGCTGGTGAGTGCCCTCGCCTTCTGCGATCAGTTCCAACGGGAATGGCGACCACTGCGAGACGGCATTCAACCGATCTTCTGGAAACGACGAGCAGCCAATCTTGATTGGGCTCATCATGCCGCGAGGGCGCATGAAATAGACGACCTTGAACCTGTCTGCCCATTCGCTCATGACGCCACCTTCTGGTCGTCGCCCGCGCGGTGTTCGCGCTGCTGCTCAAGCCAGTCGTTGAACTTCACCTTCCCGCCCGTAGCCGCTTCGATGGCCGCGATGATTTCCGGCTTCGGAAAGCGGTCGTTGTTGAGGTATCGGTGCATTGCGGGCTGGCTAACGCCGACTTTTTCAGCGAATGCCGTGGCCGTAATCTTCCGGGCGGTGAGGAAATCAATGAGCTTCATAACCGCCATCATACCGATTTGGTATCGACGTTCAAGCGCTAATTTATACCGTTATGGTTTTTGTGCGCTGCGGGCCGTGGAATTATGATCCCGGACATGAACCAGCTACGGGTATTGCGCGAGAAAGCGGGACTGTCGCAGTCGGCCTTGGCCGAGCGCGCCGGCACGTCTCAACCGCAAATCCGTCGCCTGGAAGCCAGCCAGCGAAAATTAACCAAGCAGTGGGCCGAACGGTTAGCGCCTCATTTACAGGCCAGCGCCCAAGACCTACTCTTCTCGGATTCTGAAGGGACGACACGAGAGGTTATCGGCCTGCCCGTTCTCGGCAAGAGCAGGGCGGGCGACTGGCTGGATATTTCGATTATGGATGATTGGCACGAGCCGGAAGTAATTCACGTCGCGCGCGATCCTCGTTACCCGCACGCAAAGCAGTATGCTCTCAGGGCCGAGGGCGATTCCATGTCGGAGCTTTTCCCGGATGGATGCTATGTGACGGTCGTCAATTTTGCCGAGAGCGGTTTGGGCTTTCGACCTGGCATGGTCGTCCATGTCGAGCAGCGAATGGGCGGCACCTCGCTCGTCGAGACGACCATCAAGCAAATCAGCGACGACCTGAAATGGCTCCTGCCCCGGAGCAAAAACCCCGTTCACAAGCCTTTGCCGATCGAAGGCAGTGCCGCGACCGAAATTGAGGTCAAAGGCATCGTGACGGGCAAGTGGGAACCAATCAGTTTCGATTGAACGGCTAGAGATACAACCTTCTATCTCAGAGCCACTACACCTAAGAGCTAAACCTTTTAGGAATTTGCCTTTACCTATTCGGCGGCAACATCTTGCCGGGGTAGGTATGCAACATCTTGCCGGGGTCACATAAACGGGGCGTGCAGGAAGTAGCAGCTTTGCTTCCCCGGTTCTTCGACAACGATTAGCACGTTTCGGGCTCGCAGCTCGGCAATTCCATAGCGAACGGTTCGCACGTTCTTGCCCATGCGATCCGCAATCCCCTTCACTGAATACCAGCAGCATTTGTCCTCGCCGTTCATCCGGCGTGACAGCCAGTAGCCGACGCGAAAAGCGCGGTCGCTGAGGTCTGGCATGGTCACCAGATACTCAGCCCACTTCCTCCGATTTTCATAGAAGGCGGCGGCGTCATCGCCGTTGTCGTTCGCTTGCCGAATCGCTGGCAGGATTTTCGGTCGAAAAGATTTTTTTGCGCTCATGCCCTCATCTATACCGATTTGGTATTGACGCGCAATGCCAAGATGGTATGTTCGTTCTCACACCCCCGGTGCAGACGGTTCGCCTGAGCCCGCACCACAAACCGGAGACGAGACGATGGCAATCAGCCCGAATGGATACACCGACGATTTCGGTCCGAACGTTTCGGCCATCCTCGTTGGCGGCACCCGCGTCATTCGTGGCCCCATCCCGGCGCGGGTTCGCAAGGAACTCGCTGCGGCTGTGAAAGCTGGCGTTCTTGGCCGCCTCGCGAAGGACGGCCTCAAGCCGGAAATCTTCTTCCACCCGAGCCACAAGAATGGGGCCATCGAGCGCCAGAAGAGCGAGGCACTTTATGCGGCAAAGTGCATCGCCGGCGTCGTCGCCAGCCCCGCCGATGTGCGCGCTGGCATCGAGGCTCAGGGCGGGGATGTCCTCGCCTATGCCCTTAACGAGCGCGCCTAACCCTCCCCCACCCCATCCGATAGCCCGCAGACAGGAGACGAGACATGAGCCAGGAAGTGAAGCATACGCCGGTTACCCGCGAGGATGCCATCCGCTTTCTGGAAGGCGCATGCCGCAACTGGTCGAACGTCCCGCCTCTTTCCGAGGACGATATTGGCGACGTTGCCTCCGAGCTTTTGCGCTTCGCCATCAAGCGCTCGCAAGCCTCATCGGGTGCCGCATGACTTCCCGCATCTTCGCCGCCGCTCTCGTTGCCATCCTGTTCGCAGGGGCAATCGAGACGCCCGCTCACAGCCAGACCAACGCAGTCGAGCGCGCTGGAATGATGGTGGTGATGGCTACCGTCTGTGATCACGCCGTCCCTGACGATGTGTTCATGCCGGAACTGGTTGCCGTTGCAGTCGAGAACGAAACCGACGTGACGACGGCGCGCAACCTTGTTCGGGCTCAAGCCCAACTCTTCGCCCGTCGCCTGCTGGACAACGACACGGTGGCCAGCTTCTGCGCCGAAACGCAGCGCATCAAGTTCTAGGAGAACCGACATGGGACGTGCAGTTCATGACTTTCCCACCGCTCTGGACGTGCAGCAATACGTCCTCACCGGGCGCGACCTTGAGACGGTTGTCTCGACCTCGTGGGATGAAATCGACCGCAACATTCGCAGCGCTGATTTCGGCGACGGGCCGGGGCCGTTCACGGTGGTCGAGTTCAACGTCGTGGAGGGCTGGGCGCGCGATGTGAGCGACGAGTTCGAGCCTGTCGAGGAAGACGAACAGACGATTTACAACGCGCTGCACGACCGTCTCTCCAGCCAAGCCGACGCTGATTACCAGGCGCGGAAGGAGGCGTTCTGATGGCGACCGACCAGCAATACCCAAGCCGGTTAGCCGAGCGGTTCCAGGTTCGCCTGTCAGACGGCCTGCGGGACCGGATACGAGACGCAGCGAAGCATTCCGGCCGCTCGATGAATTCTGAAATCCTGCACCGTTTGGAAACGTCGTTCGACCCGGCTCTTGAGTTGGCGCCGGCTATCACGAGCTTCTTGGAGCAGAGGATTGAGCAGGAAGTCAATGCTCGACTGCGCGAAATTGCGTCGAAGATTGGCGGCGCGTCATGAGCCCGCTGGACGCTTACGAGTTCGCCAACATCGAAGCCAGCCGCATTGAACGCGAGACGTGGGAACTTCCCGCTGCTGTTCGCGCTCGCTTTGCCGGCCATGCCTTGAGCGTTGGCTGTGCTGATGTCGCCCGCGAATTCCTCACCGAACCCGAGGTTGTGCGCATCGTCGCTGAGGCCAGCAATCAGATGGAGAAGGCAGCATGAGCGCCGAATTGAACGGGCATCACATCCGCTGCGACCGATGCGGCGGGCATGGAATGATTACCTCTTGGCAATTTGGCGTCAAGGAGCCCGACGAATGCCCAGACTGCGGCGGGAGTGGGAAGCTCTGGCGCTATAGCAAGGGTGCAATTGCGTCCTACTACGGCGGGCCGCTGCTTGGTCGCGAGGCTCAGCGATGAACGCTCACCACCGTTTCCCCATTCCCGGCGAACAGCTCGTCTCGGAAGCAAGGCAAGCCCACACAGACGGACATGCCGAATACCGCGCCCGCCGATTGGTGCGTGAGCTGCGGAAGCTCTTCGGCGATGGCGGCACCCGCGAACTGCTCGAACGCCTTCAAGACGACATGGACGAAAGGGTGGGACGATGAACGATGCCAGCCACACCCTGCGTCGTGAAACTGAGGCCGCGCGCCGTCTGCTATCGCATCTCCGCGACCAAGGCGTGGACGACGACGCAGAACTCGCAGCCGACGCAATCGAAGGCGAAACCAATCTACACGAAGCCATCGCCGCCGTCATCGAACAGATTGACGAGTGCGAGGTCCACGAAATCGGCCTGAAGGCGAAGGAAGAGGCGTTTGCTGACCGTCGCGCGGCCATCACGGCGCGCAAGGAGCGCCTGTCAGCGGCAATCGAACAAGCCTTGATAGCTGCCGAGCAGGACAAGGTGATGCTGCCGACCGCCACCGTCTTCATTTCAAAGCGCAAGGCCAAGCTCATCGTCCAGAACGAAGCGGACATCCCGTCCGAGTTCTTCGCGGAGCAAGAGCGCCCTGCACCCAAACTCGACAAGCGCGCCCTCACCGCCGCCCTGACCGATGGGCGCGAGGTTCCTGGCGCGATCCTCGACAACGGCACTGTTTCATTGACCATAAGGAGGAAGTGATGAACGCCATCGCTCACCGTTCGCTGACCCCGCGCCAGATCGCGCTTATCAAGCACACCGTCGCCAAGGATACCAACGACGACGAGTTCAACCTGTTCGTTGAAGTCGCCCGCGCCAAGGGTCTGGACCCGTTCCTGGGTCAGATTATCCCGATGGTGTTCAACAAGAACGCCAGGGACGAGTCCAAGCGCAAGCTGACCATCATCATCAGCCGTGACGGACAGCGTGTCATTGCGCAGCGCTGCGGCGACTATCGCCCCGCGAACAAGCCGCCCGTCTACGAAACGGATACGGAGTTGAAAAGCCCGCTCAACCCGCAGGGCATCGTGTCCGCGACGGTCATGCTGTGGAAGCAGGACCAGAAGAGCGGTGAATGGTTTGAGGTTGCCGGTCAGGCGTTCTGGGAAGAGTTCGCCCCAATCAAGGACGAATGGGCCGAAAACGATGACGGCAAGCGTCGTCCGACCGGCAAGCAGACGTTGGACACGTCAGGCAATTGGGCACGCATGCCCCGTCTAATGATAGCCAAGTGCGCAGAGATGCAGGCCCTTCGCGCCGGTTGGCCCGAGCAGTTCACCGGCCTTTACGACGAAGCCGAGATGGACCGCGCCAAGGTGCAGGACATGGCGGCGTCCGAGATTGTCGAACACGAGCGCACCGAAACCCGACTGAAGGCCATCGCCGGCAATGACGCCATCACCGTGACATGGGGCGACGGCTGGGCATTGGAAAACGTGCCGACCGGCCAGTTCATGGACCGCGCCCTTGAGTTCATCCGCGAAAGCGACGGCCTCACAGTGAAAAAGTGGGCAGATGCAAACCGCGCGGGGCTTCAGACCTTCTGGGCGCGTCACCCGGCCGATGCGCTCGACTTAAAGAAGCAAATCGAGAAGGCGAGCGCCAAGGTGGCTCCTGCCAAAGAACCCCAACTCATTCATGCAGGAGCAAACTGATGTCAGGCAGCATCAACAAGGTCATTCTTGTGGGCCATCTTGGATCCGACCCAGAGGTTCGTCGTCTCAATGATGGTTCCCCCGTCGTCAACCTTCGCCTCGCCACGTCCGAAAGCTGGCGCGATAAGAATTCAGGCGAGCGCAAAGAGAAGACCGAATGGCACCAGATTGTCATCTTCAACGAGGCGCTGGCCAAGGTCGCGGAGCAATACGCTCGCAAGGGCATGAAGGTCTACGTCGAAGGCTCCATCCAGACCCGCAAATGGGAGAAGGATGGCGTCGAGCGCTACACCACGGAAATCGTTCTGCAGAAGTTCCGGGGCGAACTCCAGATGCTTGACACGAAGGGTGAAGGCCAGCGCGACGACAACCGTTCGCCGGCACCCGCCGCTGACGACGAAATTCCCTGGTAGGTCGCCATGGGGCGCGCTCTCGTCATCATCAATTCGGACGCCGAACGCCACAAGGCCATGTCTTGGCTGCGTCAAGCGCCGTGGAACACCCGCGTCGAGTTCAAGGGGCCAAAGCGCACCTTACCCCAGAACGACCGCCTCTGGGCCATGCTGACGGACGTATCCACTCAACTGACGTGGCACGGCGTGCGGCTTTCGCCCGACGACTGGAAGCTCATGTTCCTCGACGGCTTAAAGCGCGAATTGCGCGTGGTGCCGAATATCGAGGGCAACGGCTTCGTGAACCTGGGCCGCTCGTCGTCCGACTTGGACAAACAGGAGATGAGCGACCTTTTCATCATCATCGAAGCGTTCGGCGCAAAGCATGGCGTCACGTTTCACGACCGTCAGGAGCGAGCCGCATGAGCCTCCCCCTCA